CTGCAAGTTTAGTCATAGTAGTTTCATAATCACCGACACTCACAACACCTTGTTCAGCTTGCAAATATTCTTTTGTAGGAGTATAAGGCAATCTAACCACGTTGACGTTAAGGTTAGGCATATTGTCTTCATCATCGTACTCTACTCTTTGTGTATACATCGCAATGTTACGTTGCCAACCAGGTTGATATTGTTCTTTGATTCCTACTGGTTGTTGTATCATACGACCACCAAAATACTTGTTATCAAGTATGCAACATTGTTGTACAAATTGTGTATATTTAATATCACCCCATTCGCTTATATGCATATTATGGAATTGACAAAATATATCAAGGTCGTTGTTGCCGCGAGGTGTACCACTTAAACCCCATACATAAGTTGCCTTTTTAGATAACATAAATACAAGTTTACTTATTTGCGAGTTATGCGATTTAATTTTATGGCACTCATCAACAACTATGACATCCCATTGTATACCTAAAAGTTTAGGCTTAGTTTTATCCTGTATAGCAGCAGTGAAACTCATAATAACTGTATTTTTAGGTAGTATTCCTTGTGGCTCTATTTCAGCATTCCACATATTTTTCACGGCATCTGCTGTTGACAAAATAAGTACTCTTGCTTTACCATCAAGTGCTTTATCAACATCTCGTATAGCATCTACGCAAGGATAAGTCTTGCCTTTGCCGGGTTTATAAAATAAACAAGCGTGTTTACGCTCTAATAAAAACCAATAGCCGTATTCTTGGTACGGCTTTCTATTTTCTAAGTATTCACTGTATAACATCGTCGTCTCCTTTGAGTTTAATCATTAAGGCTTCTACTACAAGAGGGTCATCTATTGATAACCACAGTCCATATGCCTTCTTAATTTTACGACCTACTACTTCTTGTGCTTCAGTAGTACCATAACCATGGTCACAATCACGTTTAATCTCTAACCCTACAAATAGTCCTACTGTAGCATCCTCTCCAAATATCTCTACAAGTTTAGAAAGTTTAGCAGGTATACAAGCCGTTAAGTCAGGTCTACCTTTTTCTGTATACATATTTTGTGCATTTTTATAAACATAGCCTCCGTATTTTCTTACTACGGCTAATGTTCGTTCTTGTACCTTTCGTTCTCTTTCAGTCTGTGCCATTGTTGCCTCCGTTGTTTTATTATGGTGCTCAAGACGAGATTCGAACTCGTACTTTACGGATTTTAAGTCCGTTATCTCTGCCGTTGGATTACTTGAGCAAATATGAGCCGGGCTAATAGTCGGGCTCATATTGGTGATACTAGCATATAGCGTATCACGCGGTTCGTTTCACTTAACCGGGAATGGATAAGTGTGAGCAGTTTAAGCTCTTGCTCAGGAGCACTTATGAACTTGCGCAGTTTAGCAAATAAGCAAGGTCGCGCTTTACCTTATAACTTTCCAACTTTAGCTTTCGCAAGGCATGGACACTCCTGAGTAGTTTAACGACTTGCCCAGGTCGTCAGGAGGGTTATACAACGGGCTTGTAAGACTTAATTTTGTAACTGTCTACAGTTTCCTCGGTTGTATCAAAGGTACCGTCGTCGAGAGGAACTTTAACTTCTTTCGTATAGCTTTCAATCTCAACGTGACCGATAAAATGTTTACCTACGAGTTCATTGTGAATCGTCTCGTAGTCAAGTTCAAAGGCCTCAACTTTTTCAGGTGTATCAAGTTTGTCATGCAAGCAAGCCTTAATCAAGTTATTGTACGACCATCTTGCCTTAGGGTCAAGAGTGTGATACAATGTGGACTTGCCAGCTTGTTTACTTTCAACTTCAAGTTTTACCATCAAAGAGCCTCTTTTACTTTCAGTAAGTTCTGCACTTTTAACTTCAAAATCGAAGTCGCCTTCTTTGTTAAGAAAACCTACGCTTTCATAATCACTAAACTTTTCAATCATTGTTGTTACTCCTTTATAATTTATTTTTAGTTTTCATCAGATGTTTCATCATCTTTTGGTTCAGTTGATGTATTAACTTCTGGAGTCAATACTTTTGTTTCATCGAGTACGCCTGCTTTAATCAAAGCCTGCCACTTATCATAGTTAAAGTCCTCAATGAACTCACCGGTTTCAAGAAGCATATCCCTTGTACCTGTGTCCATCAAAGGATGCGGTCCAACATAAGTAAGGAACTTTACTTCTTTTTCACCTTTGTCATTAAGACAAGTCTTTCTGCAACAATAGAATATATTGCTTGCATCTTTCATACATTTAATACCTGTCTTAATTGTGAGGTCAGGTATAATTCGTATCTCTTTGTTAAGACCTGAGGTTTCAGTAAGTTCTTGCTCACTCGTGTGAGTTATCCATACAAATGTTACACCTTGTTCTTCCGAAAAACGTTTCATATTGTCTTTCAAGCTAAGAACCATCTTTGCAACATCGCCCCATTCTTGCATTGACAATGCTTTGCCGCCTTTTGAAGTTTCAAGATAAACTTTATAGTCGTCTTGCAATGCTGCAAAAGTATCAATAACTATTGTCTTGAACTTATCTGCATTAGGTTCACGTAAATCTCTCAACAATTTTGCAAGTTTGTCACAAGATGTTTCTTTAATCTTGCCGCCTACTGGCATATCGTTGCGAAGATTTTTAACCTTAATGAGTCCTTTTTCCACGTCACTACGATATTTTGTCATAATGACTCGACCGCCACCATCATTGCCGATTGACACGTACAATAAAGGTTTTGGATATGATGCTGCAATGAGCGTCTTTCCTGACTTAGGCTTGCCCATATACATATCAATGCTATGAGTTACAAAACTGTCATATTCCATTATTTCCTCCTGGTTTTATTTATTATATCTTTTATTGTAGATACTAGTTCTTCTATTGTATCTAAATGCCAGTCATATTTTATGGTATGTGTAGAAGTTCTTGTATTTATAAACTTCATCACTGCATCATAGTACCTTGAAATCTTTTGTGCAGTTTTCAAATCAGTTATGTTGTCCTCACCTCTTGACTTAGCATCATCAAATTGTGTAACTGTTTTACAATAGATAACAATGCTATCACGAAGTATGCAATCCATATAAAACATATTTATACCATCTGTTCCTATGCCATCATCAAGTGCAAGTCTGTATACTACATCAGTTATAAAACTTCTATCAAGAACTATATCTTCATTCATACAAGTAAGATTATCATAAAGTTCCTTGATATGGTTATTGCCTCTGTTTATTCTCATTGTAGGGAAATATTTATTGAGTTGATTAACCAGTGTAGTTTTACCAGAACCATCGGCACCTTCAACCAAAATTAGCATCTATCTGTACCTCCAAGATTTGATGTTGTACGTTTACCAGGTTTCTTGATTTTTACATCTTTCGTAATAGTTTCAATATCAACTACTACCAACTGACAAAATGCTTGACCTTTCTTGTATTCAATAATATCATTGCTAATATTATGAACGATTGCCATAATGTCACCTGTGTAATTAGGGTCGATAGGACAAGTAGCAACTGTAAGTCCTTTAGCTGCCGCAGAAGTTCTTGCACAAAGGAATGCCATTTGACCTTCTTTCGGAGTATAATTTACGTGCAAGTTGAAGTTAACTGTACTCATCGGCATAAAGATTGCATCTTCTTGCAAGATGATGTCTACTCCTGCGTCTGCCTCATAACCTTTTACGAATTTAGGAAATTCTTGGTTGCATTCACGCATAGGCAAACCGTTATCTCTACAAAATGTCATCCAGTAGTAATCAAACTTTGATTTAGTTTGGATATATGCCTGTTTAGCATAATCGTTGCTAGGATATTTAAGTTCAAACTCAATAAACTTATAACAAGCCATCAAGTCTGCAAGTTTAAGTAATGCTGCTTCTGTTTCATTAAGTCTTATTCCTACTACCGCACCGAGGAATACGTTTTCTTCATTGTCAGTGTATTCACGAAGTCCAGGAACTGTATCTTTTGTGATTGACAAGATGTCGCCTCTCAAAAGTTCAAGGCTATCGTGATACATTGCGTATCTTGTAAGTGTTTCCATATCAATGCACAAAGGTTTGAATTGTCTAACCCTGTCTACAAGTTCATATAAACATACTATAACAAGATGTGTATGTTCTGCGAGATTTTCTTTTGTACGAAGGTTTCTACCGTTCCATCTTACAAGAGTTCTCATTTGTAATGCATTATCTACTGCATTAAAGTTTGCTAAATACTCTTTCAAATCATTTTCTACTTGCATTGTTGTTCTCCTTTTTATGTGCTTGATACCAAGGCATTTCCTTTATCGCATTTACAAGAGATTCCGGATTGTTTTTATCATATGTGGTGGGCAATTCACCTTCTTCCTTTTCCATCTCTTGCCATTCTCTTATCAACTCAAACTCTTTAATTGTAAGCAAGTTGATATTGTTATCTGCCATCCATTCAAGCATTTCCTTCCAACCTGATTTACGCCAATCGTTCAATGCAGTCTTTGTATTGATAGGTTGACCAATTGTAGTAAAGTCACTATTGAAAAGTCGTTCTCTCTTGTAAACACCGTCATTAATGCATTTGTCCTCGGTAATCAACCAGTTCCACAATTTTATTGACAACGGGTCAGTAAGATTATGAATCATTTTTCTTACTTCATTGTACATCAATCTGTAAACATAGTTGCATTCGTCGCAGAAGTTACTTGATGTTCTGCTATAACAACTTCTTACAAAGTCAGATGGCAAATAAGATGCAGTCAATGAGATAGTTTGGCAATGAAGTCCGATGTATCTTGCCTCAATAGAGGGAATCTCTGCCTCAGCCGCAAGAATGTATGCCTCTTCAAGATACCATTGTGCTTTATTGAGCTTTCTCATTATTTGTTTGTTCTTCAAAATGCTCATCGGAAGTACAAATTTTTGAGTCAATGGATATACACCAGTACTTGAACTTGCAAAGATTGCTTTATCTCGTGTAAGTTGTGCAAGACAAATTCTCGATATTCCGTCTATCTCAAAGTCCAATCTGTGTCCTTCAAGAGCATATTTAGGAAGTGTAGTTCCCTCAATTATTTTATTTATAAGTTTAATACAATCAGGATTGAATGCATCGTACTCTTCAGGTAACACTTCATTGTAATCGTGTGACAATCTTCCAAATTTGTAAACATCATTCGCAAGTTTATTGCCATCACAATTGATAAGTTTAACTTTTATACTCGTATAATCTTTTGCGTTTATCATTCTTTGTTCTCCCATGTATCAGGTATTTGTATCAAATCTTCATACGAAGTCTTTCCTATAATAAATTTCCACAAATCTTTAAGTTGTATTCTATATATTGTAGAATATGCCAACATTATGTTTGTAACACTATTATAGTCAGTTTCATCAAGTGTAAGCAAGTAAATTTTTCTGCCTAAACCTTTTGCAAGACCAATTTCAAATGCTGTACCTACATCTTTTCGAGAAATCAATGCAAGTATTGCTTCACAACTTGAAATCTGATTTACATTATCTACAAAAGTCAACGAAGGACTTTCTTGTGTATGGTCCATAGGAAAGTAAGGTTCCCAAGCTGATACACTATCATATTGTCTAAACAATTCTTTGACCATTTGCATCAATTTATCAGCACGTTCATCAAACCAAGGACCTGCAACATAAAGTTTTTGTTTTGGCTTAATGCTTGCCTTTGCAAATGCCTCACTTGAAACTTTATCAAAGTTAGTTTCAAAGTTGCTCAGTTTCTTTTTCGCTTTCTCCGTCACTTGTTTTTCCATCATCAGTCTCCTTTATTTCATTATATTGTGGGTCATTCATAAACTTTCGTATTTGTTTTACGAAGTCGTTAGGTTTTTTAATGTAACCTTCGCGAACAAGTACTTTTGCGAATCCTGCCATAGCAAATGCTACTTCTTGAACACTCATACCAGGTCCACAAGTAAAACTGTATCTTCCTTCATCGCCTTCGGTAACTTGAATTACCAAAAATTGTTGCTCCATATTACCTCCTTTTTTAGGTGTTCATTTTTCATATCATTATAATATATTCAAGATTTTTTGATTTATAACCATCATTTAATCAATTTTAATATATAATATAGATTCGTTATATATCTTTTTGATAGATTATTCAAGAATCAAATATTATATATTAAAATCAATCATTTTTATGAGTTTGTTCGTAGTCCTCGAGTCGCTTTTGCAAGGAATCAGCAATACGCATTATAATAAATACCGCTATGTCTATACAAATTATGATAACAAGAGGAATTATCCAACTCAAGTCTGATATTACAAAAAGCAAAGATACTATTAGTGCTATTATACATAATATAATGACCGTTAACCACAATGATTTGAGTACCTTCTTTGCTTTGTTTATTATGTCAATATGGACTTGTTTCATTTTTGTCAGTCCTTACTTTCTTCAGCCTCGGGAATCTCAATGAGTATTGTGTAGTGCCATAAGTATTTTTGCTTTGTGACAAAGAGAAGTATGCAACCTCTACAATTTTACCTATAATTTCCATAGGATACATTGCCCATCTTGTACGTTGCTCATCACTAAGGCCTGTACCTACTTTGCAACTTATCTTACTGCCATTAGGCAATGTTGCCTCACAATAAATATATCCTACACAGAGTTCATATTTACCAGTACCAAACTCAGTATCAACAACTCTCATATCTATTGTTTGTACTTGTTTAACTTTAAGCAAGTCGTCTGTGCGCTTAGGTACATATAAACCACTACCTGAGTTAATCATAAGACCTTCACCGCCTGAGTTAACAATATCAGTAAGCAACTCATTAAGTCCTGTGTCGTCAACCATCTTGTTATATACTTTCAATGTAGGAAGAATACGAACTTCACCATTGCTCGCGTCTTGTTGATACATCATTTCGTTCAAGGCTCTACGTCTATCGCGATACGGCAGTCCGAATTCTTGTATATCAAAGATGTTGTATATAAGTTTCTTGTTGCTGGATTTACTATTTATAAGTCCTGATGTAGCATTAAACTCACCAGCATTAAGTTTATCATAGATACCTTGTGCACGTCTTATTGATGCTGCCGTTTGCTCAGGGCTAAGAACTTCACCGTCGTATACAAAGTTTGTATCAAGACCTTCCATATTAAAGTCAACGTTCATAGGTTTTCCGTTACGAGAAGTAAATGTCCATTGACCATCTACAAATTTAGCAATGCAACGATTGCCATCAAGTTTCTCTGTAATGAAGTAATCATCAGGTATAAGTCTTTGACCTTCGTATTTTTTAGCAAGCATAGGAGCTGTGGCATCTTTGACAAGCATTGAACGGCCTATACCAAGTCGCAACGTTCTGTTTACGATAGGTTCAATGAAGTCATTGTAGTCGTTAACTTCTTCACAACATTTAGCAATGTACATCTCACTCAAATCGTGATTGTTCAACGGCTTAAACAGAGGTTCAATGAATTGACGGAATGTTATATGTGTTTCGACGTGTTCTACTTTGTTATATCTATTTACAAAAGTATAACCGAGTTTATGTTTGCCATCAAGAATTTCAAGTATATAATAGAAGTCGTCTTTTACATCAGGCACCATTCTATTAATTATACCTTCCTTCTCATTGCGAGAGTCTGTTGCTTGTATGTATGTTATATAATGTTGTAACAAATAAATACGGTCTTTAAGATACATTACATTGAACTCCTTTTATTTCTGTTTTTGCACATTACGTATTCGGCATCTATTGCTTCAATCAACTCGCGAGTAATCTTTTCGTCAGGCGTAAGATTAAACTTTTTAATTTGTATTCGCAAGAATGCCGCAAGTTTACCTTTTGTCGAGTTGCCGCAGAGTCTATCGAGTTTATCCACGGCTTTTGCTTTATCTTCGTCGTCTAAATAAAAGTTAAAAAGATTCATTTTGTTCATTATTCGTCACCTCCTACAGTCAACCAAGGTTTGCAAGCTGTCAAATACTCACAATCTTTACAAGAATAACTATCGTACTTTTTAAGGAATGGCATATTATGGTCCTTCATATAATCAATAGTTGATGCTGCGTCGATTATGTCCTTAACTATTCCCTCATAAGCATCTTGCTCAAGGTATCGTGTATTCAAATATGCACACTTGTTATTTGCAAAGTTACACCAAGCGTCGTAATAATAACCGCCAGGTTCACAATTATAGTAAGGGTCATCACCGTGGATTGCAACAACAGCTTTTTGATACAACTCTTGTGATACATTCTGGCTCTTTGCTCTTGACAATGTACCGTTACTCAACAATGTCGGTTGACCGAACTCTTGTTTAGGTATGTCAATATAACCAATCTTAATGTTGCGAAGAGGTGTTCCGAACCTGTTATGTACAAGAAGAGCGTATATTTGCAACTGACTGTTCATATCAAACTCGTCTTGTCCTTTAGTCTTGGTTGAAAACTTATAGTCGATTATTGTTGCACAATTTGTACCGAGAAACAAGAGGTCTACAACACCTACAAGAGGCTCGTGCAACAAATATCTGCTATACGGCAAGAGTTCAGCAGGTGTCATTTGCAATTTAAGTTCTCGTTGTATCTCACATTTGCCGCATTGGTCTATTATATCTTGCCTAAGTTCTTTTTCATATTTAGCAATTTGTTTGATGATAGGAGTAAAGTATTTTTCCCAACTGCTTATACCAAAATATTGTTTAAGCTCTGGATAAAGTACTTCACTTGGTATGATATTATAATAAGCATCTTTATCAACTACGCCATCCTCAGCCTCGTCACGAAGTCTGCCAGCCTTTTCAAGTACCTCGTGTGCCATTGTACCAAAAGGAAGGTGAGGTGACAATGGTTTGCAAGGTGGTGTATGCAAGATGTAATTGTGTTCGTATTTCGCCATACAATTAGCGAAACAATTTAGCGATGAGTTACTATGTGACATTTAGTCCTCCTTATAATAGTCCGTCTTTACGGAGTTTTTGTTTTATTTTTTGTACAGTCATTCTACCTGAACCTGTAGTCATATTATTTCCATACTCTCTTACAAGTTGGTCATAGCGTCGTTGACCTATGATGTCTATGACGTCTTCTCGTTCTTCTTCTAATATTTGTTGATATTCTTCTTCGTCCTCTTTGTCTTGTTGTTCATATAATTCACTGTAATCAATTAACTTATCTCCAAAAGTTATATCGTCTTGACCTTCTGATTTACTGAATACATCGTTAAGACTTACTAGTGCAGGTTTATCTCGTTCTTTTCGCAAAGACATTAATACGTAATTTATAAATGATTTTTCTAACAAGTGTTTATGAATATAATAGCCTTTCTTATATAATATACACATAACTAATTTACAAGTTTGGCATAAATCTTCATATTCCAAATCATTCCAACGTTGTTTAACATTGTTAGCAAGTTTATTTATACAAGGTTCAAACAATGTACACATTATGTCTAACGATGGTTGTTTATAACCTATTACGTATTTATGTTCTTTTAACTTCTTATCATTTAATATAGTTTTTGCGATATCGAATATGCAGTCCTCAATATCAAGTGTATTGTATTGCTCATCTTGACTTACAAGATATTCTATCGACCACCCTTTGAACGTGGTGTGGTCATATTGTGAGTATATAAGGTATGAATATATTTTATCTTGTGACATTAACAAAGATGTAGTCAACTTTTCACATATTTGTTCTCTTGTATCGTCTTTATCAAGTGTTATTACTATTTTATTAAGGACGTTCTCTTTCATAATTTCCTCACAATTCTTTTATTATATTAAATGCTTTTTGTAATGATACTTGTTGTTCATGGCTTACAAGAAGCCGTGACAATTTAGTTATCCTGTACATTATATCACATTTCCAGGATTCTACTTGTCTTTTTTGGTCCTTTGATAATTCAAAATTTCGTTCCCATCCGTAAGTATAATACAATTCATTATCTACAATGTAATATAACAAACGATTTATAGATATTTTACTACTTGTTGCACCGTGTAAAGCACGTAGTTCTTCGTAGTAAGGATTGCTTATAGCAACTACAATGTGTCTACAATTTTTAGTAGTAGGGATTTGTGGACATCTGTCAAAGTCTATCTCACCTTGTTCTACAAGTTTGAGTGCCTTGTCAACTACTTCGTCCATTGTTCCAAATAATCGCAATATGTTATAATAATTATTATCTATTGCAATATTTACTTTAATCATCTTTATTCCTCCTTACAAAAGGTATTATCTTCGCTCTTTTAGGTTTGTCGGGATTGTCTTTGTTCAGTATGTCATTTAATGCCTTTATGATGTTGTCATAAGCCGTAACCTCACCTTCTGTGTAAGACAACTGATTAGTTATATTCATAATTTTATTTATTCGTACCTTTTCGTCAGTTTCGTTCGGTATAGAGTTTAATTGTAGTTTACATTTTTCGTAATACTCTTTTCGTTGATTTGCTACATTGTTCAACGTATCTATTTCCTCAAGTATAAAACCTTTGAGTTCATCGTTCATTTACGTCTCCTCCAATCAATAATTGGTATAAGAATTAATGCAATTATGAGTATAACTGCAAGTAATATAGTAAGCCAATCAGGCATTAGCTTCCTCCTTCTTGGCCTTTTGTTTCTCAATTAGTTCTTTTCTTAGCTGTCTATGATAGTCAGCCTCTGCCTTTTCAAGTTCTTGTTTAGCAACTTCTACAAGAGTCATATCTTTGTAATGTCCGTCGTCTTTTTGTTCCCAGGCTTCAAGGACTCTTCCTTTATCGTCAAGCAACGTATATCTCTTAGGTTTAACTGTTATGTACAGTTCTGGATGAAGTCTTGCGAATTCTTCATATTCCTCAGGGTTATTTTCTATGTGATGTATTGCATCTACATCTTGTTTTTTGTTATAATAATTTTCAACTACGTTCATAAGGACCTCTATAAATATATTTATATTGAATAGTTAAAATAAGGACTGGCCGTGCGGTGTAGCCAGTCCCTATTTGCAAAGGGATTATTCCTCTGCTGCAAGAAGAGCATCGAGCTTCGCTTGGGCTTTTGCAAGTCTGTTTTCAAGCGCTTTCTTCTTTTGTTCAGTAGTCATAGGACCACGAGGTGCTCTCTCTTTCTTGGGTGCATTTGCTTTGGCTTCTTGAGCCATGTTGAGCAATTCGTTGTATCTGTCATAATCCTCAGGAAGGATAAAATCTACAAGAGTCTTTGCCATATTAGTTTTCCTCCGTTACAGTTTCAGCATCCATTGCTGCGAGTTGTGCTTGCATCTTAGCAAGTTTTGCTTCAAGTTTCTCTCTTTCAGTCATCGGTTTCTTCTTCGATGCATTCTTTGCGTCGATTGCTCTTGCGATGATTGCATTGTACTCATCTTGGAGTTCTTGAGGCAAGTAAGAGATAAGCTTTGCATTCGGAGTTCTCGTCACGCTGCCAATCTTGACAGTGTCTTTGTGAGTAAGACCGCAATAACCATCTTGCTCAATGGCTGCTTCAGCTTTCGCTCTGTTGTAATATTTTCTGTTTGATGCATTCGGCGTAAGAACGATAGTCTTATCACCTTCATCAGTGAGTTTGCAGACATCACCAACGGTGCCGTCTTGGTCTACGACGTGGAATCCGTCGTCTTGTTTGATAATTCTTGCGAGAATTTCGTCCATTTGTTTAAGTCTCCTTATTTTTTATTTATTGTAACCGCACAATGTGTTGTTATCATATTAGGCTGGCTGGTGCAATAAATCTTTTGCCCGACTTAGCCTTGTCGTGAGGTACCAGCATATTAAATCATTTATATTAAAGGTGGCTAGTGGTATTATGGCATTTTTGATACTATTACAAAGGTCTTATATGAGGTTTTATACGAGCAAAAGAATTCCACGACTTAGCCTTATCAGGTACCACCTTTATTTTCAATGATTTATATCATTCATTATAATATATTCAATCAGTCTAAAATTATAACCAATGAATTATTCATTTTTACCATTTTGTTTATTGCAATTATTTGCTGCAGCAGTGAGTTGACTAGGAAGATATGACCAGTATAAAACATCTTTTCCTGGCATAAACTCACAATCTGATTTTACGCTTTTAGCATTAGAGCAATTAAAGTGACCTTGATATACACCCAATGTTGTAATATAATTAAGTGTCATAAATGCTACAACTCTATGTACATCATCAGGTACTCGTTTTTCAGTTGCTAAGTACCATTTAATGTTTGTTGTTAGTTCAGGTTTCATAAGTTCTTTCTCCTTTTATGTTTTATTACTCTTTCGACGTATGCAAAGTGTTCGTTACTTTGTAAACGATTCTCCTCGCATATACGCGCGCGTTCATTAGAATATTGCGTATACGCGTCGCACGCGCTATGACAATTTAGATGACGGTCAGTGCAGTCTTTGCAAGGACATAATGTTGACGGTGGTTTCATAATTCCTCCAGTTTGTGATTTAATTCTTCGATTCGTTCGCTTATCTTTTTGTTATATTGTTCAGCATATTCTGCAATATCTGCAGGTGTAGCATTTGGATGTTCCATACACATCTTTACAAGAAATGCGTCAAGCGTAGGCGGTAAAGAATCGAGCGGTACATCTTCTTTTGGTCTGCCTTTAGGTTTGTTCATTTTGCACCTCGTCAAGTTTCTTCAAAAGGTATTTGTTTCTTCTTTCAGCAACTTCTGCTCTTGTTTTCCAAGTGATAAGCTCAGCTTCGAGCTCATCGATTTTTTGCTCTCTGTAACCAAGAGTTGTTATCAAACCTTCTATGATTACTTGTTTTCTGTCTTGTTGTTCAGTTTTCATATATGCACCTCGTTTTCTTCGGTCTTGACTGGCGGTAGAGTCTTTTCTTGGTACGAATCATAATCATTCTCACCTTATGGCTGTGTACCGTGTCTCCAACCAAACTTCCTACAAGTTCTGTCATCTGCCTGATTGCATCTATTGTTTCATAGTGTCCGTGTGTTTTCATTATCAATATCCTTCCTTTTTAATTCGTTCTTCGCATTGTTCCATAAGCCAGTCTTTGCCGCAGAATCGAATGTCACGGATAAGCCTCTCGTGTGCTGGTCCGAAGCCACAATAACCTGGACCGTACACGCAAGTGGTTGCATCTTCGTACAATCTTTTCACGAGTCCCTCGTGGTCGTGAAGAAACGCGTAAGCAGATTTGTATTCGTCGCTATCTTCGGGATAGTCCAAGAGCGTGTTTTCAAGTCCTCCAAGAAGGTCATTTGCTGCCCATTTGATATTGTAATATGCTTTTTCCTGTCTTTGGTCCATACTCAGTCTTTATAAACCTCCTCCAAACTGTAGTCAGTATAGCAATGTTGATTAAGTAGCTCAGGGTTTTGCCAGATGTTACCTAACACCTCGAGGTGTCTGCACAACGCGTCACCTTTAGAAAGGTAGTCAACACTGTAGTTATTGCGCTGACGTTTACAAATAGTGACATATGCACCGTATCGCTCGTTGTATTGTACCAAGCGAACATAGTTCCTGCTCTTATTAACAATGTCGCCCTCGTAGATAGGTGTGCCATTGAAGTCGTCGCAGCCCGTGTACTCTGACAATGTGTCAGGTTTTATAGGATACACTGAGCCATCGTTTGCACGTATGGCATTCACCTTGCAAGGATATCTGCCGCTGGAGTCAGGCAATATACAAGGTATACCATATATCCATCGCGGTTTTGTATTGTATCTTGCAGTTCCTGCAGCGAGTGCTCTATACTGTGGTTTCCTAGTTTTAGTCACATCTCGTCTATCCAAGTTTTCATCAAGTATCATTTTGCAACTCCTTTATCATATCGTCAATGTAGATAATGTATGCAAATCCATCAGGTTTATCATTAAGCATATCTTTCAGTTCATTAAGCACTTCGAGTTTTGCTTGTTTGACTTGCTCTTGCCTCAATGCATAGTCAACCACATCTTCTGCATAATGCATTCCAGGCGATTTAGGCAATTTGCCTCCGTAGTATTGTTGTTCTCCCATACTTACTCCTCCTCTATGTCTATATGGTCGAATGTAAGGTTGTCGATGTATCTGTCCTCAGGTATCTCGTCGGCCATGTCTTCTGCCTCGTACTCGTCCTCAGCCTCGACAGGCACGCGAGCTGTGTATACAAATGTTGCAATGTAGCGATGTACCATAGTTAGTCCTCCTCGTTGTCTGTATCTTTTTCCCACATATCGCCAAAGCAGCAATACTTGCAGTTCTTGCCATTGCAGCCTTTGCATCTGTAGGTGTGTGTTCCGAGCGGTGCGTCTTCTGGGTCTTTACCCCACGGGAAATTACTCATATTATGCTTCTCCTTGATTTAATCCTACGTTGTCTATCACCGGTACAATGTTCATATCGATGTAAACTTGCATCAGCTGTCGTCCATTGTCGCTCTTTAGCAATATGGATATGTACTTATACATCCTGTCTCCGAGCTCGTTCTTGTAGCACTCTATGAACTTGCGGATGTGTCGCCAAGTTGTCGTACTGTAGTCCCACAATGGGCCGAGTATGAGCCGTCCGTAGCGGATTCGAGCTACAAAGGCGTCATAGCTCTGTAGTACAATGTCCCTATAGTTGATATACACCGTACGGTTGCTTAGTTTAATCTTCTTTGCGAAGTTGTCCATAGTTAGTCCTCCTTAGTCCTCGTCAATCATCCTGTCGTACAATGTCCAGTCATCCTCGACAGGTATGATGCCGTTGTCTACGAGTGTCTGCATGTACTTCCTGCCGTTCTTGGCCTGTAGCATCTTAACCATCCAACCGTGAGCCGCACTGTACAAGCACTCGTCGTCATTGGTCCACTCAACGAGTGACTCAATGTAGTCTTCGATGAACTGACGCACATGTTTCCAAGTGGTCGAGCTGTAGTGCCAGAATGGCCCAAGAGTCAATGTTCCTTCGTCCTTGTCTATCTGTGCGACGTATGCATCGTAGCTACGCAATGTGACGTATCTGTGACCTATGATTGTTGCTCTGTTACTTTGTTTAATTGTTCTCACCAGAATGCACCTCCAAAGAATGCTATGAGTGCTGCAAGGAATCCTGCGAATAGTATAACTGTAAGTATCATTGTTTGCCTCCTTCACGCGGTTTGTAGTATTTGCATCTTGCGTACTTCTTGCTATCGTCCCAGCTGAGGCAAGGACAAGAACGTATATCGCCAAACGGGTTAATATCGCAAGTCTCGCAATGTACTGAACAGTCGGGGCGTTCGCAAGTTTTACAAGCTTTCTTGTGACGCTCATATGCGAACTTATGTTTCTCAAGTTTGAAGTTTGTCATTGTTCTTCCTCCGTATCATCCTCGTTCAGGATGTTTACAATTTTGACTACGTCATCGAGTGTATCAGGAATGCTGTTAGCCTTTACAATGAAGGACTTAGCCTCGTTGATGCGGTCGACTGTCACCTTAGCATATATCCCAAACATAGCTGCGCATATGCCATCAAGTATGAACACCAAGGCGGAAGCCCATCCGTCGAATAGTTCCATCATTGCACACACGACGCTTGCAATAGCGCATCCTGTGGCCGCAATGGTTAGAAGTATGACGATTGCCAGTTCCCAGTACTCACGGTACATCTTACGGTATGCTTTAAGCACGTCATTCTGTCGCTCGAGGCAAAATATGCCGTAGTCGCTTAGTATTGTTATAAGTTTAATGTTGTCCATCGTGTTCCTCCTTCATATCGCTCAGTTTCTCAACGAGCATCAGTGTTCTGGTGAAGGCGCAGGCCTCACGCAGGTACTGTTGACCGGGACCGAGGTAGTGCAAGTGCTGTATGTTAACGTTCATAACAATGTAGTCATCAAGGCATATAATGTCAGCGATTTTGGCAGTGCCACTTACAAAAGTAACCATCGCCGGGCGTCCACAATAACTGACAAGGTCGCCGATGTGGTAGTCGTGTTCGTTCATTGTTTGTCCTCCGTGAATGTATTGTAGATATTACGCATCTTAAACGTAAGCTCAGGGAAAGTAAGGAAGTCATTAGCCTCGCTTGTGTCAGAGTAAATAAGCTCCTTGCCATCGTAGATGTCAGTATCAAGGATGTACGACGATGTACGTTCACCGTGTTCTCCGAGTTGCAAGTATTCTCTTAGTGTAAATACGATAGTCTTACTATCCTTTGTGACGGTTATAGTCTCGTCACCGTTGTATGCAGTATTCATTGTTCCTCCTGTGGTATGATAGTGTATTGGTCCTTCGTGCCATAGCCGTAGTTGACCAGGTAGTCTCGGACCTGCTCGGCAGAAGCGAAGTCCGGGCATTGTAAGACCGAACGAGCATCAGTCAGGTGTGCTTCATAGTTTTCGCGAGATGTTACGCAATAGCAGCCTCGCAATGTATCGTAGTAGATTATTTGTTCTTTCATTTTCTTTGCTCCTTACAAAATTGGTATGTGTAGAGTATATTACAAGAGAGGTCATTGAGACCGTCAATACCATCGCCGATTTCGTAGTATGGACAGTCTTTACAGTCACGTTCTCTACAATAGAGATATTGTTGCTCTTGAAGTTGTTTACAAATTTCGAGCTCTTGTGGTGTTACTTCGTGTGGGTTGAATGTTGGTATTTCCATATTTCCTCCTTCAGGCAGTAAATCCTTTATCTTATCAATAATTATCTAAAAGATAAAAGATTTTTTTTCTATCTTTTTTATAATTATCATAAGGCCCCCCCTCATTTTTTATATAATATATATCTATATAGTATATATATTTTTTATTAAAACTTTTGTTATTTAGGCCTCAATTTTCAGAGAAAAATGGGGGGGGGCCTTCTTCTTTTTTCAAAAAAGATTGAGAAAAAATCTATTATCTTTTAAGAATTTGGTTAGAAGATATAAGATTTACCATCATTTTGGCCTCATTTTGCCTTATTTTGGCCTATTTGTGACCAGTTTTACCTCCTTTTAGTCGTCGTGGACCTCATAGCGTGTCATATTGTTAAGCACTTTGATGGTGCGGTGACGCTCGATGCAGAACTCTTCTTGCAACATTGCAATCAAGTTCTCAATTTGCCTGATGCGGATGAGTGCAAACTTGTTATAGTAGTTGCTGTTGATGTAATCTTTGTACAATCGTTGCTCGTATTCCTCAAGGACGTTAGCCACATCTTGATAGTCGTACTCGTACGGTGGCGGATTTATCGCGTCGTCTACCGCTTCATTGTACTTTGCCTCAAACTCTTTGTACTCGTCGGGTGTGAGTCGTTTGGAGGCCTGGTTCAGGGTGTGTTGGTACTCACCGTAGCATATATGTCGTTTCACTTCAGGTATGTTCATTGTATGTGTGGCACCTCCTTAGTCTTCCCAGTATGTGTATTCTTGGCCTGCGTCCTCTTCGCTGAGTAGCTCGTAGCCTTCGCAGTCGTCCCACTCACGCATTGTTTCAAGGATAAGTTTGGCAAGGTCGTGGTCGTCGTCGAAAGGCTCGGTGACACTCATTGCAACGATGTGTCTGTCTCGGTCGGGTGGTACTACGCCTACCTCTATCTCGACGTAGCCTCTTTGTTTGTTCGCCTTGAAGCGGTATTTGACGTTGTTTTTCATTGGTAAATTCAAAGTATTCGATGTTTTCTTGTTGTGTTTTCATATTCTACCTCCTTAGTAGTTATCTCTTACGATGTCGACTATTCTTCTCAGGTCTTTGTTTTCGTCCTCTGTACGTTGGTCGAAGGGACTTACCCAAGCATATTTGTATACTTCTCCCTTTTTGTTGACGACTTCTACTTGCGTGAGCCATCCGTTGCTGACTTCTTCGCTTATGACTGTGAATTTTGTTCCGTTTGGTGTGGTGAATTCGTATTGTTCCATTTTAGTTCTCCTTTTTGTTTATTATTCGCATGTAAACTGCGTATACTTGTCTGTCTGTCATTTTGTCAACCTTGGCTGACCACGTTTCACTCTTGTACTTTGTCTGTGTTTTAAGGTAGTATCTCATATTGTCTATTGTTACCGTGCTCACTCGGCAAACCCTCCTTTGACTTTCGCCAATCTTTCATAGAATGATGGTGTTATGTTACCTGTTGGTTGTGGTTTGGTGTATCCGCATATGTCACACTCACCTGAGTCGGGTAGATAGATGTGGCAGTGAGGGCAGAGACCGTTCCGTTCTAGTCTTTCTTGTTCGGCACGTTCTTGGTCGTTTATGAGACGTTCTACGTATCTCATTCTTTTACGAGTCTTTTTGGCTTCGTCACGTTCATCGCACGTCATCTCGTAGGTACCTTGACAGTTTCCATTGTTTTTCTTGAAGTATTGTTTGTATCGGGTGACTTCGTACATATGTGTTACCTCCATGTTTTCTCTTTGAGAGCCGGTTAGTCCGGCATCTCATCGAGCATCTTTTGCATTTTCTCTATTCTCTTGATGAGTTTTTCTCTCTCGGTGAGTGGTTTGGGTCGTTTGGCCTCTTTCTCGGCTTCCTTGGCCTCTTTTATCTTATTCATTAGGTTATCATAGATAAGTTTATCTTCGTCGGAGAGATAATCTCTGTCGGGCTTCTTAGGGGCTCTCTCAATGGGACCATTCTTGCGGGCCTCTTTGGGGGTGAGTTCGTAGGTTTGGTTCGGGGCCTTTTCTATTCTCTCTATTGATAGATATTTTCTATTAGAGGGGTTTTCGGGTAGTTTGAGAGATTTGGGGTTATTCGGGTCGAGCTCGGTGACTTCGATGGTGTGTGTATCACCGGTGGAGGGGTCTGTGAAGTTGATGTAGAATTTGTCGTTGATTTTTGATACGGTAGTCATAATTATACCTCTGTGTTTTTTATTAGATATTTGATTTAATCTTAATCATAGATATATCTATCTTTTATTCGATATATTTTAGATTTATGATTTTCGATTTTCTCAAATCTCTTATTCATAATACTTTTGAAATATATTAAAAAAAAGAGACAATCTGGCACCGAATATATGTCGATAATACTATTTTAACACCCAACCACCTCAAAAATTTTTGAACCATATTAACATTTCCGTACGTACGCAAATCAATATTAACGTGCTACGTACTACGCGCGCAGCGCAGGCTATATTCACACATTGTAACACGCAAAATCATTACGTTATGGTAATAAAATATAAAATTTTGATATAGAATAATAATGAAATACTATAAGGAGGCGCTAAATGGCTAATATACCTAACAAAGATTTAAGAGAACTTAAAGAAACCATGAATGTGTTTTCAGACCCTCGTACACAACGTGAAGCCTGGCGTTCTCTTGGTGTTAAATTGTTAAACAACCCGGCAACTAAAGCACCTGAGCAACTCGACAAAGACGGCAACCCCACGCTTGCTAGTTCGATAGAGCAATATACATACAGACAACTTGTAAACGACATCAAACGTTCGGAACAACCTGACCGTGAACCGACCGAGATAGAGATGATACTTGCTTGCCAGATGGTCAAGGCTCGTTTCGATACTCAAGCTGCCATCTTTGTACGAGACACGCTCGGTGCTAAGCCGGTCGACGAGAGCAAGATGGATGCTACATTGTCGGCTAACCAGTACGAGCAACTTACAGACGAGGAGCTCGAACTTCTTGCAGCACACCGTGCACAGAAGGCGGCGGCTGACGACCAGCGTTCGCAAGCGGAGGCTTCATCCTCCCTTGTAAAACCGGAGGATAAACAATGAGGAAACTACTTGTAACAATGGCCGTGATAGCAATTGCCGCCATCCTGCTCACAGCTTGCAACACATACAGCGAGAACACACTCGAGGATAACGTGCGTGATTACTTGCATACTCCGGACGCAGAGCTGGTGCTTGTTGGCCGTGAGAACCCTGAGTGGCTTGACTACACCTGCAGCCAATACATTGCCAAGATTGATGGTAAGTGGTACACACTGGGCGTTCAGCACGACGGCAACTCCGTGCACTATGTTGACATCGAGGGAGAACTATGAGCATACCGCACACACTGGAAGGCGAGATACTACGCCGAAAGCTCAGGCGTGACTACTCGGCATATTGTGAGTACGTCAACCGCGGCTTCTATATGTCGCACTTCCATAAGTGGCTATGCGACAAGGTGCAGGAGTTCCTGGAGACACCTTGTACTAACGGGGTCATGGACATCCTGCTACTCAGCGTCCCTCCACAGCACGGCAAGAGCACTACAGTCACCGAGACACTTCCTAGCTGGTTCCTTGGCAAGCATCCTGAGGACGCAGTCATCATAGCCGGCTACGAGGGAACATTCGCAGAAGGCTTCAGCCGTCGCAACAGAGACAAGTTCAACGAGTACTCTGAGGATATATTCGGTGTTAAGCCTAACCCCAACGTCCAAGGCGTAGCACTGTGGGAGACAGAGCTTGGTGGTAAGTGCCGTGCGGCCGGCTTGAAAGCTGGTATCACAGGCTACCCTGCAGAGCTGTTCATCATCGACGACCCTATCAAGAACAAGGAACAAGCACAGAGCGACACTATGCTCGCTAAGATACACGACGAGATGGCACCATCCGTCCAAACCCGTATCCACCCCGGTGGCAAGCTCATTGTAATACAGACACGATGGGTCGAGAACGACTGCATAGGCTGGATACAAGAGCACTGGCACGAGTACATCTGGGCAGACATCAACATACCTTGCGAGTGCGAGGATGCTGCTACTGACCCGCTAGGACGTAAGCCTGGCGAGGCCATCATGGGCGAACACATGGGCGACCTGGACTTGCCGCAAAAGATACGCAAGGACAACACGTGGCTTAAAGGAGCTAAGCAGCTCGTCATAGCCGCTGACGGTACATACACTTGGAACGCACTGTACCAGGGACATCCTACCGCAGAGAACGGCAACTTGTTCGCTAAGGACTCATGGCAATACTACCGCCTGTGTGACATTGGTGACCATCCGTTCGACTACTTGCAACTGTCCGTCGACGCTACATTCAAGCAGACAGAGACAAGCGACAAGGTGGCTATCGAGCTGTGGGGTATACGTGACAACGACGCGTGGTTAGTTAGACTGGTCAATAAGCGCATGGGCTTCACTGATACCGTGCATAAGATACAGCAGATACTTAAAGAGTGGCCTGGCATAGACGAGCTAGTCATAGAGGATAAAGCCAACGGCTCGGCCATTATTGATACATTGCAGTACACAGAGGGCGTACCGCCTATCGTCGGCGTTAACCCGCTCGGTGGTAAGTTCAGCCGTGCACAAGCTGTGAGTCCCTTCGTGGCTGCTCGCAGATGCCACATACGCACAGACTGGACACCGTTGGAGGCACAAGACATGGAGCCTTCAGGACGCTTGCTCAGACAACCACACGAGGAGTTCATCGAGCAACTTGCTCACTTCCCATACGCTAAGAACGACGATATGGTTGACTCGTGCTCACAAGCTCTGGCCCGCATAATCAAGCTGCTCACAGGTGAGGAACCTATGCCTCAGCGTAAGATAGTTCGCTTCACTAAGTGGTACCCTGACATGTGGGAAGACTACGAGAACATGAGCGACATAGAGCAACAACGCTTCATTGACACATATGGTGCTCCGCTTGAGTGGCGTGAGTACTATACATAATACTATAAGGAGGAATCCGTGGACAGAATAGACCTTTACTTAATGCAGAGCGTGAACGAGACGTACACTAACACGCCTGAGGAAGAGGAGCTACTTAATAAGTTCACTACATTGTTTGCGTTGGCCGATGGTGCCAAGCAGCAACACTGGGAAGTGAACGACAAGAACCTCGACATGTGGCGCAGAGCCTACCTCGGCACGCTCAATGCTCTCAACACTGTAACAGGCGATGAGAGTAAGAAGAAGAGTCGTCAGCTTAAAAAGATATGCCAAGAGATGATTGAGTCCAAGGTTGACAACAGCATACCGATGCCTAAGATGATGCCTCGTCATAAGAGTGACAAGTTCCTGGTGGATGTCACAGAGAGCTACTTGAAGTACTCGATGGACACTATACTTAGTAAACAGGAAAACGACAAGAGCGAACGCTCGACACTCATCGACGGCACTACTTGGTACAAGGTGAGCTGGGACAGCCTCGACAGGACTGCTACTCGCTCAGGCTCGCCTAAGGTGGATATTTGTCTGGCAGACCAGATAATACCTCAACCAGGCGTGCTTAGATACGAGGACCTTGAGTATATCTTTGAGATACGTGACATAAGCATCACCCGTATATATGACCTGTACGGTAGGTTGATGACTCCCACTAGCAACAATACAAACGTGATACCTGTCGTATCTTGCTACTACCTCAATGCTAATCGCGAGGTAGGCTTATTTATGTGGGCCAAGGACAGTAGACAGGTTATTTGTCACGAGGACAGCTGGCAGATACGCAAGCTTCGTACTTGCACTAAATGCCACACCGTCGTCCCTATTGCAGATACTTGTCCGGTATGCGGCAGCAAGCACATGCGTTTTGAGGATGCTCGTACAGAGATACTTGACCGCGACTTGATGGAAGTATACAACCCGTACGAGACAGGCGAGAGTGACGACAAGGCTAATGACCGTATGGAAAGCAGAGTGTTCCTTAGCCGAGGCACTGAGATACCTCAGTATATTGTAAGACAGCTACCGTTCGTACCTCGACCGGCCGTGAGCTCTATCAACAGTATATACGGCATCAGTGAGGTGTTTACTTTGCTTGACATGCAGGACGCAGTCAACAAGATACTTACTAAGGCTACTGACAAGACGCTTAAAGCTGGCGCCGTGCTAACTAAACCTGAGAAACTTAAACTTAACGACAAGGACGAGACACTCAAAGTTCTTGGTGTTCGTACACAGGAAGAGGCAGCTATGGTCCAGTGCAAACAGGTGGTAAGCGACACTACACAGGACATGACGATGGTTTCATTGCTATACGACAGTGCTCGTTCATCGTCTGGTGTCACTGACAGTTTCCAAGGCAAGAAGGACACAACGGCTACATCAGGCAAGGCTAAGGAATATGCGACAGTACAAACAGCTGGCCGTATCGAGTCATTGCGAGTGATGAAGGCAGCTACCTTCGCAGGACTGTACGAGCTGTTACTTAAGTACTTACTTGCATTCAGCGATGAGCCAGTCAGCTTTGTTCGTACATTGCCTGATGGCACACAAGAAGAGCTTGAGTGGAATAAGTACATGTTCCTTGACAAAGACAAGAACGGTCAGATATACTACAAGGACGACTTCGAGTTCAGCACTGACCCGGCGGCTACATTGACTCAAAACCGCGTGCAAATGTGGCAAGAGACACAAGATAAGTTCATTAACGGTGCGCTTGGCAATCCGGCTGATGCAAGAACACTTGAGCTTTATTGGAACATCATGGACAGCTTCCAGTACCCGCTGGCTAAGGTGGTACTTGCCGGTATCCGTGAAAACAGTCAACACTTGCCTCAAGAGCTTGAACAAGCACTGCTTAATAACCCTGAGGCTATGCAAGCGGCTATGGCAGTCATTGAACAAGGTACAGAGCAACGTGGAGGCGCAAGAGCTAACAGTGGTCCTGCTGGCAATGGTGCTACACATGCAGCAAACGTCGAGAGAACTAACGACAGGAACAGGTCCGAGAACAAACAGCCTGTGGTTCCGTCGCAACAAGGAGGTGGCTTATGATAACACGAGCCGGAGACATATATTGTGAACAAGGCGAAAGCTTCACTGTAGGCTTCAGGATAGTTAACCAAGACGGCTCACCGTTTGTACTCAGCGATGCGATGGACGTAAAGAATGGTAACAAGTACGTGAAGAGAAGTTACTTATTGTTCACAGTCGCCTCGTCAGCTAACGTCACAAGCGAGAAACGCTACTTGGCTAACTTCTGGAACCCGACTGATAAGTACAAGAAGTTCTACAGTACGCAAGCTGTTAAGCTAGCAGACAATAATGGCGAGTGGAAAGATGCAGCAACTGTTTGGAGTGATGTCGCAAAGTTGATACCTGCAGACGCTGCACAAGCTGGCGTTACTCCCGCCAACTATGCTATATACTACATTGTAAAAAGCGATGGCACAAAAGATTATCAGCAGCTTAAACTTGTAAAAATAGATAATGTAGACAAACCAGTACTCGAGCCATACTCATTCCACTTTTTCCAACAGTTCACTAAGGAACAAAGTAACGAGTGGTCACAAAGCGGTTATGACTATGCGCTAAAAGTTGTTGCTGGTACAGTTAATCCTGAGGGAAGTGCAAGACCTATAAAGATTGACTTTAGTTATCCGTTGATAGGCGCTCATAAGTTGTATGTAGACACTAACGTACAAGGAAGTCTTGAACTATGGAAGGATGCAAAGGAGGTAGTAAATGAGTGAACTTAATTATATAAACGAGACAGTTGTACCTCGCATGCCTAAGAGCGTAAGCGATGAACAGCTGTTCGTATTTGTACCGGTCGGCAGTGATATTATTGCGGGTATATTCAAGATAAATACAAATGACTTTGACAAAAATTCATTGCCAGTACTGAAAATTGTTGAATCTACAACTCTTGACTCAAGTAATGAGAATTATAATGCTAATGGATATGTTCGTGCTGGTATTATTAAGGCTTACGTAGACGCTGCAGATGAGGCTTTACAAAACAAGATAGTCCTTAAACAAGATAAAAATTTATCTAAAACTATCGCCGAGGCAACTACCGTAGAAGGCGCTTTAACTAATCTTGATTCTAGTACTAAGGACTTGAAAACTAGAATGTCCACTGCAGAAGGTGAAATAGATGCCTTGGAAAATACTGTAGGTAATGCTACATCGGGTTTAGTAAAACAGGTTAATGATAATACTAAAGCTATAAGTGATAATAAGCAGGCTACCGATGGTGCTATAGGAGATTTGCAAAGCCAACTTAACACTACTAACGAAAATCTTAATACTACGAACGGTAACGTAACAGCCTTAGGTACTAATAAGCAAGATAAAGCAATTAATATTCCTGGCATTGCGGCAAAAACCGTAGAAGGCGCTTTAACTGAACTCGACGGTGAATCATCTGCTCATGCAGAATCCATTAATGACTTGAAAGCGGTGGATGAAGGACTGGCTAATAGAGTAACTAATCTTGAACAGTCTGCATACGGTGGTGAAACTCCTATCGGCACATATCCGTCAGCAGCTACGTTGCCTACATCGGAACAGTTAACTGCTTTTGTACAGCAAGAAGTAAGTAGAGCGCCTAAACTCGGCGACGTCGTATTGTTTACACAAATTGTAACAGGTGGCACTGATAAGAGTTACAAGTTTATGTATACAGCGACTGGTTGGAGTAACTATGTTATACCTACAGTCGAGAGTGCAACGAATACTGACAAAGGCATCTTGCAAGGTACGTTAGGCGATACTACAGGAAACGTTCAAGTATCTATTGTAGATGGCAAGGTTGCAGACATTCTTGTAAAAGACGGTACGACTTACAAGAGTATTAAAACTTTGTTAGACAGTCTTGTTACAAAAATAAATACTGCTCAGAATACTGCTGATAACGTTATTAAGAAGTACAACAACGTTGAGTTTACACTCGTATCGTCGACAGACACTACGATGGATAAATTCCCTTGTAAGTATACTGCAAATATTGAAGGTGTTACAATTAACAATGTTGCTGATGTATACTTCTCGGCGTTGCAAATCCCTCTTGAAATATTCTCAAGCTACGTACAAGTTGAAGAAGGCAAGGTAAGTATCTTTGCAGCAGTAAAGACAAATTATCCGACATCGGTCACGGTGCCGACAGTAAGAATTTCTTAAGGAGGTAAATAAATGAGTGGTGTTGGTTCAACTAATGCTATGAAGAAGGGGTCAGCAAACAACCCCTTCCTTGCCAATAGCGAAGAAGACATGCAAAGTTTCTTAAACTCTGCATATACTGGCTGCATAGTTAAGTATACTGGTCCATCTACTATGACTGGAGTTCCTAGAGGAAAAGGTCTTAATTTAGGTGACGCGCAAAATCTGGTCGTAGACTTAACTAAAAGCTTTACTGATAATCAGGGGTTAAGTAAAAGTCGTAAATGGTATATTACGATTGAATCAGAAACTGGAAATAAATGCATAATGGATATCACTATTAATAAACAAACTGGCGTTATAGGTACACCGGACCTCATAAGTGATACAATTAAGGCACTTATTTATAGTACATATACCCCATATTCAAGTCTAATAGGTAGTAATATTAATGACCTTGACGTAAAATTTTTATCTGTAACTGGTACAGATGTAGACAGAGATGTAGTAACAAATTGGCCTACAACATCAGGATGGCAAAAAGATTGTTTTAATGACTCCGGAAAAATTACTTTGTGGGGCTATAGTGAAAAAGTAACAGCTATACAAAACCAAAACGATATGGATTATTGGAGTGCGTATCCTATATTGTATACTGAGCCTTATGTAGCAAATGTGCTTTATAAAGTAGTTTACAGTAATGGTCAATATTACTTTGAAGAGTTCTATCATATAAGCGAGAATGTTACAACTGCTACTGTAGAAGATGTTGCACTTGGCAAAACATTCTATGACTTTACAGGTACTAAACAAACCGGTACAGGTACAAAGATTAACCCATATCTTGCAACAGATTTAGATACATTTAAGTCATTCCCTATAGGCAGTTTCATTAAGTGGCTTGGTCCTGACAGGACTGTGCTTGATGAGACTACTGGCCAAATGCTTATACAAAACGAAATATACAGAGCTGTTGAGGAAGGAGACGTATTCCCGTATGTGATATTGCCTACACTGAGTAACCCTGGTACAGCGGCAGACTTGGCACAAGGTAAGCAGTTGATTGATGGTGAAGGTGATATTGTAGTTGGTACACGAAGTGGAGATATAGATTATACACAAGACTATATGTTTTGGGACTACGATGGCACTCTTGTTGCATCATATTCGTATGATGAATTGCAGTCTTTGGAAAGTTTGCCTGAAGGACCTAATCATACTGCTCAAGGTCTTCGTTTTATATCTTGGGGTGTTGACTTATCAACATTGAAATCTTCTATAAGTAAATCTGCAGATGTTTGTGCTAAATATAAAATCATAGATGGCAAAACTCATATATTTATAGATAGTTCTTATTTGTTAAATGGTGTAATGTATTTATATTTATATAAACAGGCTAACTCTAGTACATATAACATAGATGTTACTGTTGACTGGGGAGATGGCACAGTTGAAGATTTATATTATGATACACATCATGCAATACAGCATACTTATTTAGATACAACAAAAAAATATGAAATTACTATAAAAAATAAGAACTCTCGATATGGTTATAATATGTTTTATTATAAAAATTATAATTGTTGCAATGTTTATGTTTCATATTCTGAAGTCAATAATTCTAATAAAATGTATAATAGCGATATTAAAATAAGCTCTAGTTTGGCAATTATAGGAATGTATGTGTCTAATATAAATGACTGGGATACATACAGCATATATCCAAACTTTGCTTTTTGTAAAAATCTTAAATTTGTAGTATTTGAATATTTGAATTTTGCAAAATTACCTGAATATGGTTTATTTAACACAGGGCTTAAATTCTATTCTTGTTTTTCAGTAATGTCACCTGATGCATTATACAAATCAAATGTTCAAATATTAGCTATAAATAAACCTGATGATAGTTCAATTAGGTCTAGCCTTGATATGTCTATTGCACCTTCTAGTCGTTTACCACTTAAAAGATTATGCATTTCACATACATTAAGTACTCCTAGTTCTACTCAAGGTATAGATGGTAATTCGTATGATATATGTAAGGTAGCATTGCCTTCAAATCAGTTATCAATGTTTAAATCTTACACGAATGTATCACTAGAGTCAGCAATGTACGGGTATCAAAGTCAACCTGAGTCAATTGCTACATATAGCCGTATTAAAAAGTTTTATTTTTTGGACAAAAGTTCAAAATATACAACATTACCTGCAGCATCATTTCAAGGCTCACACATTAATGAATTGCATATGCAATGGTCTACACCTCCTACCTTAACTGAATGGTTTACTAACTTTGTAGTAGATAAAATATTTGTACCTACTGCATCATTAGATGCTTATAAAACTGCTACAGGTTGGAGTGATGTAGCAGATAAAATTTTTGCAGAGGAGGTAACTCAATGAAATATATTCAAGTAGGCGAAATAGGTAAGGCCGTTCTTGTACCAACCAAGAGCGACCTGCCTACAGCAGGCATAGCATACATAAACAAGTTTTATGTGGCTACAGATACGAATCTTATATACACTTGTAAACCTGAAGGTAGTGGCTATGAATGGAAGGCAGCGACAGCATTACCTACGTTAACTAACGGCATTACATCACCTACACAATTGAAAGAAGGTGTAGAAGCTATTGATGCTGAAGGTCGTAAAGTAACTGGTACAATGAAATTTGTAGAGAAGACTGCTAATGCCAACGGTACTTATAACCCAGCCGATGACAATGCACAAGGCTACAGTAAGTTCATTGTAGACGTCGCAGGCTCAACCGCAGAGAATCCTTACATTGCAACTACACCGTCAGAGATGGAGGCTTATCTTTCCGAGGAATACGTAGGGTCATTTGTAAGATACGAAAATGAAAACAATAGACCCGGCACAATATCAGGTTTCAATACAGCTGGCGGCACCGGTGCATATGAAGGTTTAACAGGTGGTTCTGGTAGAGATAATTTTTTCAATAACTCATACCTTGGTCAAAGTCGTATGAATAGATACATCGACTATTGGATAGATGCTAGTGAGGGAAATAAGCAAATTCTTAAATATACACAATATCACTATGATTCAACTACACCTGGAAAAATAATAGACATGGAAGCAGAGATATATGCTGTTAAGTCTATCAAAGATGATGGAAGTATTACTAGAAAGCTTTTAGTTAACTTGAAGGTAGCTGGCAAGAATGATGTTAATAACATGCCTATTTATATTGATGGAGGTACTGCTGATGAAATGGCATATGTTGATGATTTCGGGTGGTATTCTAAAGGTAACAAGCCTACTTCTAATTTTACCTATAAAGATGTATATAATGCTATTTTAAACGGAACTTTCACAGGTGTAATAGCAGCGTCGTATGTCATATCATCTAAAATGGAGTTTGCAGATCGTTGGGATGTACTTGTTCAATACAAAAATTCTGCAGTAATATGTAGATATAATTATAGCACACTTGATAGTACACCAATAAGTAAAGGAGAACTTGAAAGTGCTTATCAAGAGCTCGGAATATATAAAATTTGTAAAGTATATCAAGGCAGCACAATTGTATATAAAGCAAAACTTATATACAATGGTTCTTTATTAGAGAATCCTTGGGGTAATGACCCTTTGGGTGATACGTATATTCAAGGCGAACAGGAACATACATTCAATAAATTTTTTAGGGATAAAACTAACGAAGGCTCAATATTTAGGTTTATATATGATAAAGAAATAACAGACCGTACAATTGAGCCAAACTTGGTTTTAACTTTAGTACCAGGAAAAACTTATATTTTAACGGAGGACTAATATGAAATTATCACAACTTTCATTAGCAGATTATAATCAACTTGATAGCATACCTGTTATCAATCAAGACTTATCTGCAAGTGGATTCACACCAACGGCAAACACTTATTACAGACATACAGGTGCAACGAATGACACGTTTACGCAAGGTGTTATTTATTTGTACGATACGGCATATCACAAACTTGGCGAGAGTGGCGGTATGACGTTGAATAAATATGAATATAATTCAAATACTTCACAGGATAGTATTAAAAGAGCAATGCGTATTTTGTACAAAGCAAAGTCTATTGCAGCATTCGATTTCAAAAATTTGGCAACAACTATGCCTTCTGTACAAATAGACCGTCGTATGAATGTAAGCGGATTTGCTGTTGAGAACAACAAACAAGTTATTTATAATATTACTTTGGATAGAGCAGACGGTCAACTACATTCGGCTGACCGTAAGGTAACACTATCTGCCGAGGGTATTACTATTACGCAGCCTACCATTGATATAAATATTCATATTGTCTATTACAACGATACTGAAATAACCTAAGGAGGACTAATCTATGAAATATATTCACATTTATGACGATGACAGTTATTGCGAAAGCGACAGCTTTGAAGGAACACCGAACACAATCGTATTAACTGACGAGCAATACGAACAACTTGGAAAAATGCTCAAATTTGAGAACAGACAACTCGTTGAGATGACTGAAGAAGAAAAAGCGCAAGCAAATTAAAGGAGGTAACTCAATGAACTTTCAATTTCGTAGCAAACCTGAACAATTGAGTGGTGATAAGCTACTTGCCACAAACGAGTATGGTGATATTATCATATTCAAAGGTAAATTGCATATACCTATAAATACTAGTTCTAATATTGTATATTCTTTCATAAATAAAAAATGGAATAAGATAACAAACGGAGCAGTATTTGATGGCAACTTTATACCACTTCTCTCTTGTAACAACCTTATTGTAAAAGACACTGACTTCTTTAAGTATCTTGCTTGTGATGATGAGTTTATACTTAATTATTACAGACATATGCGAGAAAAGATGTGCTACCCGATTATAAACAGAGGCAAACTTTGGTATGACCATCTTACTCTTGCACAACATACTGAACTTAATGACTGGTACGAAGCTTGGCTTGACGTCACTGAGACACACATAATCCCTGCTACACCCACTTGGGTTAACGATAAACTTAATAAAATTGAACCGGAGGAACTCTTATGACTTGGTTAGAAAACATTGGCAAATGGTTTGTAGAAAACAAAGAAACAATACTTGCAGTATTGACAGCGATTCAGTCTTCAGGACTTATAGGTTTTATTGCTTGGGCAGTTAAGTCGACAAAGCAAGTTAAACTTAATACCAAGACTACCGAAACGCTTAACAAATCAATCACTTGTGTTGATGGTTTGAATGGCGAAGTCGCTGAAATGAAAGATGTCAATAAGGTACTCATTGAGAAATGCGATTATCTTGAAAATCAAATGAACGATTTGAAAAACTCAATGGACATCTTGATTACAAAAATTGATGCAATTATTGAAGTACAATCTGTTGTTTATACAACTATCAAAGATGACAAGACCAGAGCAACTGTCAACAACTTGTTAACAAATGCTAAGTACGCGGTTACTGAACAACGCAAGAAACTCATCGATGAACTTGAGTCATTAAGACAGCAAATCAAGGCTCAAGCTGAGGCTCAAAAACAACTTGTGGAACACGCAGTTAATAAAGCACAGTCAATTGTAAAAGTTGAAGACGCACCTGTTGAAGAACAAGTAGTGACGAGGTATTAATATGAAAGAAGTAGGCAAGTATAATACTTTTAAGGGAATATCAACATTATTGACAATTGGTACACCTATTATTACACTTGCTTGCTGCGGCGATTTCTTTGTAGAGCGACCGGCGACGGCAATATCTGCGGCAGGAGTATTTGCAATACTTATTGCATTACTTTTTGCCAAAGATAAGCTGGCAGAGAAAATTAAAACACCTTCCGCGTTTATTATATCTGCGGCAGTTCTTGTAATTATTGTAGTAGTCGAAAACATAATACTTCCTATGAAGTATGTTTGTATAGCTACAATGATTGCATCAGGGGTTGATGAACTTACTTTTAAGAGAATGTATAAAGCACTTGAATGTAAGATGCCGCAATGCTGGCAAGCATATGAACACTTCGGATTCATCTTTGCAAAGACACAAGATATATTCGATGAAGTTCAAAAAGAGGTAAACAATAATGAAGAAGAAAGACCTGAATCCTAATGTTATAGAGGATGTAAAAACTGAAACAAAAAGACGTATAAAGGCTAATATGTATGACATCTTGGCCGCGGCAATAGTAGTTATAATGTTTGTCGTAGCGCTTGGTGTTATGAGTCCTAAGGAACTTACCTGGGACAGCCTTAAAGACGTTATTGTTAGTTGGGTTCCATTCTTCTTAACCGCTTCATTCCTTAACTATAACTATTACAGCAAAGGTAAATCAAAAGGAAAAGAAGCAGATTCATTCAAGAATACGATAGCAGCCTACTCTAAACAAGTAGGCTCTATCACAGGCGCTCAAATGAGCAAGCTTCCTGAATTTTGTAAATACTACAATCAGCAAGCACTTGAAGAACTACAGACCTCAATACTTATTCTTGCATCTATACCTTTTGAACGATTTGATAAGGTTACTTATGACCAGGACGGCAATGAGCTTAAACCTTTGAAAGTTCTTGACATAAAAGACTACAAGAAACTCGGTTACAGCAGGGAAGAGATTAAGGTAATTGTACGAGCAAAACATACATCAGTACAAGGCATAAGACACAACCAGTTGCTTGGTAATACATCGGCTCGTGATAAAACTAATATTGGTCACGGTGAAGGTGATATGACTAAGGCCCGTACAATTGTATCGACCTTAGGCCAAGCAGTATCAATGTTCATACTTTGTATGATTGGTATGAAGGATATAATGGAATGGGGCTGGGTAACCGCACTCTTTGTATTATTCCGTATGGTTTGGATATTGTGTAAATCATATTTGCAATATCTTAAAGGATATAATGACATAACAATACGACTAGCAAATCACATTGCAAGAAAGACTGACATACTTAAAGAGTTTGAGTATTGGTATTCTTTGCAACCTGCATTGTTAGTTGCACCAACTAAAAAGCCTGAAGTAGTTGAACAAACTGTTGATAGCTTGCTTACAGAAAATATTACCTGATGGTAATATTTTTCTTTTTATTAAATAGAATAATAATGATATTAAGGCTGCAAAACGGGTGATGACCGAAACTCGCCTACAAACATCAAGGAGACACAATATGTCAGGAATTTTTGGCGATAATGACTTGACTCCCGAAGAAATTGATGCACTGTTCGGAAGTGAAGACCAGCAGGAAACGCCGCCTGCAAATGAAGAAACAGCGCATTCGGACGAATCTACCGGTGACCAAGACAAAGGTGACGAAAAGATTGAACAAACAAAAGCTTTTGCAAAACGTTTGAGAGAAAGTACCGACAAGGCTCGTAACGAAGAACGTGAAGCGATTGCTAAGCAAATGGGTTTTGAATCTTACGAGGCTATGATGAAAACTCGTGAAGACAAAATCTATGAAAACCACGGTGTTGACCGTGAACAAATCGGTACTCTTGTGGACGAAATTTACGAGGAAAGGCGTAAAAACGACCCTGCATTTCAAGAGCTTGATGAACTCCGGAAAATGAAGCAACTTGAATTCGGAAAGAAGGAATTAGCTGAAATTACGAAGTTAACTAATGGTGAGATAACTTCATTCAGTCAATTGCCGAAAGATGTGTTGGAGTTGTGGGCTAAGGAAGGTTCCCTTAAATCAGCGTTTTTGCAGCTGAAAGGCGAAGAACTTATAATTAAGGCTCGCTCGGAACAGAGTAAAGGCTCAACTCAGCATCTTATCAATCCCAGCGGTGGACCTACTCCTAAGTCAAATACTCGACCCTTGACAGACGATGAAAAGTCAGTATACAGATACTTCAATCCTGGTATCACTGACGAAGAATTAAATAAAAAGACTAAACCAATTTCCTAAGGAGGAACTACCACTATGGCAACAAATTATTATGGCAAACAAGCTGGTTCCTTTAAGACGGCTTATTTGCAACACGAAATTGTTGAAGATGTGAAAGTTACTGCTGGCAAAAACCAAGTGCTTCACGTCGGCGACATTGTTAAGATTACGAACGGTGTTTTGGGCTTGGTACTTTCTGCGAGTGCATCTGCAGCTGGCTCTGTAGTGTTCCCTGCACTTACGACTGATATGTACATTGTAGCACAAAGTGACCAAACAATGGAATACGGTCATGTACCTGTTGAAATGAGAGACTACAGATACGACAACAAAGTTGCAGACAAAGCAACTGCTAAGAAAGTCGCACTGTTCCGCATTATCAACCCGCAAGACGTCATTGTTACAAAAACGACCTTCTCGGTCAACGAATAATAGGAGGACTAAATTATTATGGGAATGATTATTAACATTGATAAGGCCTTAGAACTCCGTACTGATTACAACGTGTTGAGAGAACCTCTTAACGATATGTTAAAGGCTCAGCAAGAAGCTTGGGAAAAGAAGAATCCTATTGACCTTCTTTTTGTAAGAAACTCTATTGATAGATTCCAACAGACGTTTACTTCGAGCATTGGCTTTGATAGAGCGTTTAAGGAAACGAGTGACTACAATATCGGTCCTATCTTTAATACCGCTGAAGGTTTCTCGGCAACGTATCGTACCAGAACGTTCCAAGGTGCATTTATCATCACTCAGCAAACTCTTGAAGATAGAGAACTCGGTAGAGTCAAAGACGATGCTTCTCGTTTCGTGAAACGTTGGCAAGGTGACATCGTTGACTATGCTATGGCAGCTATTCAAGCAGGTTTCGGTAAGGAAGTTATGTTCCAAGACTCCAGACTCTTGCTTACAACGGCAGATAGCAAGTCCGGTGACATCTATGACCCCGACAAAGCACCTTTGTTCTACAATGCTCACAAGACGGTTAAACGTTCGGCTGATGCAACTCCGATTTCGCAGTCTAACATTTTCTATGCTGGCATTGATACCTCGAAAGAAGACGGCACGATTGTTGCTAAACTTGCAGACGTTATCAACCAAGTTATTACGATTATGGAAAACTATCGTGATGACAACGGCAAACGTGCAAGCGTTGACGGTGCAAAGATGATTGTTTGCGGCAATGACCCGCATCTCAAAGCGTACCTCAACGCAGCAGTTTCAATGGATGCATTTGGTGGCAAACCCAACGATGCATATCAAAGAGCAACTGTTGAGTCTACTCCGTACTTGCTTGACATTGATGCTTGTAAAGATGGCAAGGGCTTCTTCATCGTTGACAAGTCTTACAATGCGGCAAACCACGGCCCTGAATTTACTGAACGTGTTGCATTTACTTTGAACGTCAAAGAATGTGATGAACCGATGGGTATTAAATACTCTGGTCGTCAAAGATTTGACATCAACGTTGCAACGTGGCGTGGTATTGCTTACGTGTATGTTGGCACTCCTGCTGGCAGCGATAGCTGGGATGCAGTTGCAAACTTCACAAAGATTACGCCTTCTGTTGAAATGGGTGTCAAACCTGTCTCTGTGGTTAACACAGTTAAAACTCAAGCTTAATTAAAAATTAAGTAAATGATTAGGAGCCCTGTCGAAAGATGGGGCTCTTATCATATAATCATTATTTGATTAATTTTAATATATAATAGATGATGATTGATGATTATCTAATATGATTAATCGAGATTCATATATTATATATTAAAATTAATGATATAAGGAGGTACAATATGTACACTTGGGCTTATCTTAAAGCCGCTGCATTTGCTAAACTTGACTTAACTGAGGACGAAGCAACTGCACAAAACTTAACAGGTAGATTTTATATTTATGCAAACGAGGTTATAACTCAAGTGTGTTCCTCTATAAAGCCTAAATATACATTTGCTGAATTTGTAATAACACCTGACAAGGTAGGAGTGTTGCAAACTATGCCTGATGATTTTGTAGCATTTGGCGATGATGTGAATACACGTACTTATGTTGACAAAAATATCTACAACACAGAAACAGATACTTTTGGTGTAACTTTGCAATGCGAGGCTACAGACTACGACTTTACTTACAAGGGATATAATCAACTTGTATTTTATAAAGAGGGCACGTACAGCATTTCATACAATGCAAGATGGTACACCTTTGCCTCTAACTTGCGAGATGAAACACCAATTCCTGTACCTAATGACATTCTTGATTGCATACCTTCGTACATTGCACATCAATGCTACAAGATTGACGATGAAGTTAAAGCATCTATATTTAGAAACGAATACGAGATGTTCCTTGCGAGAATTGACAACACTCACTACAAAGAAAATAAGACCATTGTTACAGGAGGCGGATGGTGAGAACTATAAACAGACAACCTTACACGGTTAAACAATTAGATTATGGCGATGTCAAATATAAGTTTTTTAATCATAGTAACTGGAAAGGCGTCTGTGATGACAAGAACTATCTTGGTGTAGACCAGGAGACTTTTGCTGATAGTAAGAACGTTTACGTCGATAGTGAAGGTTTACTTAAAAGTAGACCGTCTGTAAAACAGTATGTTATGACACAAGAAGGTTTGCAGTATATTTATGACGTATGGACGTTCGGACAATGGACAGTGTATAAAACTGGTCCTACATCTCTTGTATTTGTAAAAGGTGATAAAGTAAGTCAAACTCTTACAGTAAATAACATAGACTTCAAACTTGTTCTTGCAGATGAGAAGATTTTTATTTTTGAACCGAACAATCTTCAGTATGTAGACTTGACCGAAGAAACTATACGTGTGATTGACGGTAACAATAAGATTTACGTACCTGTTACAGAGACTATTGCAAAAGGTGTACACGTTGAAAATGAAAGTCCCAATGTACTTACTACATCTTATATAACAAGGTATTTGTACGAGAAAGATGACAGTATGTTTGAAGTATATGGTCGTACTGCTACAGTAAAAATAGGTAACGATACTTATACGATTACATTCAGCGAAGGAACAAATCTTACTCTTGTAAAGAAATGTATAAAACTTAAACCATCTAACTATCGTGGAAATAAACCACTAGTTTTTGTAAATAAAAGTAATGATGTTATATTATTAGCATCATACAATGCTGATAGTTTATATACATTGACTTACAGTTTGAACGGTATAGTATATAAAGATTTGCCATACTTAACAAATCAAGTAGACCTTCTTCCTGCTATAAGTCAAAGCTCAAATCATACCTATGCAGTACTTCATAGAAAAGATGGTCCATATGCATATACTATACCTGATACATCTTCTAATGCTTTTACAAGCTGGACTAACCTTATAGATATTGATATGAACTTTTTAGGCTCATATAGTAAGTCTACTACTGAACCTACGATTAATCATTATCCTGTAACAAATGCTACGTTGGTACAATTTGTAAAGACTTGGACAAGTAGTGGAAGAAGTCCTATGGTAGGTGACACTATATATTTGGATGTACAAGATAGTAGTTTATCATTCAATGAGCCCACTAGATACAAACATGTTTGTGTAAATATACATAAGGATAGTGATAACAATGATACCTATTGGTGGAAAACGTACACCGTATCGGAAGTAGCTACTGCTTGGGACTATGCAGCAAATGTAGCAGTACCTTGGACTGATACAAAAGCTACCATTACAGAAAATTTAATAGGAAATATTACAAATAATACGGCTTTACTAACTAATGAAGAATTGGCTACAATTGTAACTAACCCTAAGGAATATGATGAGTTTTCTTATACAGTTGTAACAAATGATGCGGCAACTGGTACATCATATACTACATACTATTATTTCTATATAAATTCTGCTTGGAAATATGGTAAAACAAGATTGCCGTATAAGTATGACGTAGGTACTGCAACAGGGCATCAAAAATATACTAAAATACGCGAGTACTTCTTTGACGAGAGTGTATTTGCAGTTCAAATGCGCAGCTCTTTTGATTCGTCAGGCAAATGGCTACTTGTAAAAAACGAAAATGGACTAACTAAAATAAAAAGTGGTAGTGAAGGTATTTGTTTTTGCAATACTGACATAGTTTGTTTAATAGACCCGTTTATGAACCTTATATTAAAGGCATATAGAACAAGCGACGGCTCTAAGTTAACAAACTTACCGGAAGTTCTCATAACAGAGGGAGAAAACATTTATAATTATGAAGTTTCTGACATAGACGTATTTGCCGCTACTCAATATTTGCAAGCTTCATTCATTGTACCAACAGATGAACAACCTGATTCTACTTATAAACGAAAACTTGTGAATTTTACAATATCATACGAAGAAGATACTGTTAAAAATACTACTAACTTCAAGAATTACTATAATAAGACTAGCAAAAATATAACAGGTACTTGTACAACAAGCACAGATGTATTAGGAGGTATAGTCCCTGTAAGCGGTTTTGATTTGTCTGTATATTATAATTATGCATTGACTGACAATAGTTTGCTTACAGACTCTGCTGAATATAGTTTATTATTTAAGTCAGTACCTATTGCAAAAACTGCAAATAACATTTTTGTACTAGATAATGATGGTAATTTGTATACATCAAACTTTAATCAAAATATTGAGGTTGACATTGTTACACAAGGCGAATTAAAGTTTGACGTATTCGACCACGAAACAGAGTTATCACAATTCTTTGTAAGTAAAGGCAAGAACTTGTATATAAATGCACAAGGCGCTAACGTAGGTGTAGATGACTTCAAATGGTACTTCCCTGAACGAAACGTACAAGAGTTTGATTATGAAATAACTAATTTGCATCCTATATCTACGACTGAAATTGCGGTATTCTTGAAAGATAGTATTTATTATGTTAAACCTGTAACGACAACTATCGATGGCATTGAAACTATTGCATATAGTTACTATAAATCACGTATACCTCTTGGTTGTGAACAAGGCAGTGATGTAATAACATCATACGATAACAAGTATACTATGTTTGCAACTAAACGTGGTTTTGTAGCAATGAGCTACCAAGATTTTATTGCCTCTGATGAACAAGCGTTGACGTTCTTGTCAGATACAATATACGATATGTTCAATGAATGGAACCGCGGTGCAATCAAATTGTTTCAGTATAATTTTTGGATAATATTGTACAGAACTAATACTGGAAAAGCCTTTATCTTTGATATGCGCAGTAATAGTTGGTGGCCAATTGAATATAATAGTAATGTAAAGAAGTTCATTGAAATTGATAGAAAACCGTTATTATTATTATCTGGTTTATACTTATATAAACTTGATACTTCAAACGATAACTATTTTGACGGAAACTCGTTAAAAGACGGTCGCATTGATTGGTTCTTGTCAAGTCAAAAACTTCACTTAGATGCAATAAACTATTATAAGCACATTGTAAATCTAACTTTCTTTGGTTACAATTATGGTGACAAAGATGTAAACGTTAGATTTAATCTACGAGTTATAAATTATCGTAAACAGACTGACACAAATGAAACTAAATCATTCTCGGCAGTCGATTATAAGATTCAACTTACTCGAACATTTGTAACTCGTATAAATTATTATAAAGTAAATCAAGTACAATATATACTTGAAAGTAGTAGAGATGAGGATGCTGAGGATAAAATACCAGTACCTCTCAGTCTTACGGCGATAAGCCTTAAGTATCTTGTAACAGGGCAGGTGAGATAATGGCAGTAGGATATATACAAACTAGTGACCAAGCTAAAAAGTTTTTACAAGGGATGCGTAATGCTACAGGGAGTCGTTCATTCGACTCCTTGTACGCTGCAAACGAGCTTGCTGGTATGAAAGCCGAACAACAAGTTGAGCAACAGTACGGTGAACAAATAGGTCAAGCATATAAGTCTGCTATGGCTCAACGCTCAAATATCTTGTCAAGCAATCTTGGAACAGGGTATAAAGACGCAATGCTCGGCGATACTGACCAGTATTTGTCTAAGGCTTATGACCAATATATGAGTAAGCTTTCACAAAGTAAGCAAGCTATTGCAAGTAATGTTGACAAGGCTAATGAAGTAGTAACTGATGAACTTGAAAAACAAGCCGCTAACGTACTTGAATATAATAAAGCAGCACCAAAATATGCTGATTATTATATGAACTGGCTTAAAAATAACTTAAGTGAGGAAGAATATAGTGAGATTGTCAACAGTGCTGATTGGAAAAATTATATGACTGCTGACTTCGGCGATGACGCTGAAACTAAAGCAAGATATGATGAACTTACGTCGTTAGAAGAGGCTGGTACATTGTCACCTGAGCAAGAGACCGAACTCAAACAACTTCGTGCATCTTACTATCGCTTAAAGAGTGAACAAGAACTCACTACACCTGCATATGTAGAAGAAGTTGACCCCGAGACCGGTGAAACGTATAAACATTGGACTTCAATTGTAGATGACCAAGGAAATCTTACTGAAGCAGGTATTAACTATTATGACTTCCTTGAAAATTATGCAGCAACACGTAAAGAGGCAGGTCCTTCTTGGGAACAATACTTGTCGGAAACTAATCCTGAACTTCTTGACTGGGCTAAGACATACAATCCCTATCTTGCAGGTACAAAAGACCCGTTCTGGGCAGGAACTATGCGTACTTCACACGGTACAATGTCTAACGACTATAAGTACACATTCCTTGAAAGAATGGGTGGCTTGAGTTCTAAGCAAATAGATTCTGTATTTGGCGATATTAATAAGCTTACTAATAAATCTATTGATGACATTAATGTAAATGATGTTAAAGGATTTATAAGTCAATACAGAAAACTTGCTGAACAAGCCGGCTTAGAAAAAGTTGACTGGGATGCTCTCGACAAACAAGCAGATGTCTATTTGCAGCAAATAAAAGATTACGAAAAGGAAATAAAATCTGCAAAGATTGGAGCAGGTATCGGTGGAGCAGCGATAGCATTGTTAGTGATAGGTATGGCAGCTGCTACTATAGCCACCGGAGGCGGTGCCGCAGCTGTATTTGGAGCAGCAGCAACTGCAGGTGGTGCGGGAGGACTTACAAGTGCTATAACGAATAGCGTTGATGCCATAGAAGCTCTTGAAGGTGACAAGAAAGCACAAGAAGACTTGCTCAAGAAGGAATATCTTAACAGCTTAGTAACTATGGTAAATGAAGTTAACGCTAAAAAGCGTGAGCAACAAATACGTGAGTATCAATCTCAAAGATGATTTTAATATATAATATTTAATCATCGATAGATAAATCAATAATCATTATAAAATCATTCTATTATATATTAAAATTGATAAAATCGATATTTGATATATAATAAAGATATTCAAAATATCTGCGAAGAGCAGTAAAGGAGTATATAAATGGAAATTAAAAACACAGGCTTTTTGAACCCTTACGAGGGGCTCAAGCAAAAATATTCCTCTAACGCTATTGTAAACAAGTATAGCGATGACTGGAATGTTTTTGCTAACCAAGGTAAACTTAATGAATATCTTGGAACAATTGACTTGTTTGAGCAAAAAGGCGGTACATTGTCTGGCTTAGAAACTGAGTATAAGCCAGACTTTTTGTCGTCTCAGGAACGTTTAATTGCTATGGCCAACGAGGCTATGGGTGACCGTGAAAAACTTGTAAAAAAGACAAGACAAGTCGTAGACGAGGCTACTCAACAGCTCAAAGATGAGGAATACGAAACTACTGAGTATCAGTACACAAAGGACCTCATTAAAACTATCGCAAATGAACGTGAATTAGCTTATGCAAAGCAGATGAGTAATGATGCCATTACGGCTAAAGATGTAGGTCTTTCAGTTGCAGCATTTTTTACTGGTACTGCATCAGGCATCATTAATGAAGTAAATGATGTTTGGAATATCTTTGAAGGTCTCGGCTTAGGACTTGCTGAATGGGCTAATACAGGTGACTTTGAACAGTTTGACAAAGGCTATCGAAATGCATTTACAAATGACACCTGGATTGATGCAGCTACTGATACATTACGTGATGTAGTTATAGACCCTGAAACTGGCGATTATGTAACTACAGCTGCAAAATATTTGTATGGTGCTGGTGAATCATTTGGACGTATGGTTCCTTCAATGATTTTGCAATATATCGGCGGCGGTGTTGCTAATCACGCAGCTTCTGCAGGTAAAGCGGCTGCTCTTGTAGGAAAGGCTGGTTCAGTTCTTGCTAAGAGTGGACAAGTCTTTTATTACAGTGCTATGGCATCCAGCAACTTAAAAGAAAATATTAACGATTCGGAACTTTGTACTCGTCCTACATTGGAATTAATCGCTAATGCTGCTATAAAGACTGGCTTTGAGTACGGTGTTGAAAGATTGCTGGGTAAAGCATTTGGTTCGACGGCTATTGATAGTATGGCCTTTGGTTATGCTAAAGCTGCAAGTAAAATAGGTAAAGGACAAGCTGTTGCTCGTATAGTTAAAGATATGTTGCAAGAAGGTACAGAAGAGTTCTTGCAAGACTTCAGCAGCTATATGGTTGATAGAGTCTTTGGTCTTTGGGCACAAGATTATAAACTTGCTTCTGAGTGGAATATTCAAGTTGCAACTGATGCATTTATGATGGGTGCATTGATGTCACTTGCAGGTTCATCATTCAAAGTATTTGTCAATACTAAAAATGTAGATACAGGCATTGCCAAAACTGATAAAAAAGGTAACATCAAATATAATAAAGATGGTGAAGTAAAAACTAAAAAACTTGGTAAACTTGCATCTTACGAATACTACACAAACTTCGATAAGCTCACTTCTGATATGAGTAAATATATAAGAAACGAAAAACTTACTCGTGAAGAACGTACAGAGCTTATGTCAGGTATGTATACTACTGTTAAAACTCTTACTGATGTATTTGGTGAAATGGGTGAAGAGCGTTATCGCAAAGCTGCTCAAATGCTTGATGCTATTTCACAAGTTAATACTAAGGCTGAACAATACAGATTATACCAAGAAATTGAAAAACAAGAAATTCTCGGTAGTCGTAAATATTTTGCTAAAACTAAATACAAAAGTGGCGAGTATGCTAAAGATGGTAAATCTATATACGAGCAAATGCGTACTGAGTATTTAGGTAAGAATACGGACGTTACTAGTTCTATTGATGCAAGAAGAGGCTCAATCTTTGAATATGCTAATGCAGCACCTACTTCTAAACGCTTCGATTATGCACAATCTATGGCATCTCAAAAACTTGATTTACGTTCATCTAAACCTGCAATGGACGAAAGTTTGTTGAGAGCTCGTGTAAATGATTACGTTGCAGCCAACCTTTTTATGAGTAAATTAGAACTTCAAGAAAAAGCCGCAGAATTTGTAGATACTGTAAAGAAGTTTCATAATAACAAACTTACTAAGGCTTCGCTAAAGCATCTTGAACTCAAAAAAGATAAGATTGCAGAAAACCATATAACTACACCTATTGTAACTATAAATAAAGATGACGTTAAAGTAGATACAGATAAACTTACTGAAAAAGATATAGAAGTAGTTAAACAAGTATTCGGTACAAGTAAATATAAGAATGTTATTGTAGCTGAAGATGGTATATCTGCAATGCAAGTAGATGATGATACACTTATTGTACCTGTTAATAATTTATCACAAGGTGCTAATGGTATTTTCAAGAGTCTTGCTGAAACGAAAGCTGTTGAACAATGTAGTACATATCAACCTTTAAGACTTGCTATAAAAACTATAACTGATGTTTATAAGCAAAGGTTCAATGATTATACTGCTACAGCTGAAACTGCGGTAAGACGTTTCTTGTATGATTCAAACTTTGCATCTACTATATTGTACGGTGATGGCGACAAGGATATGATTCAATTTATATCTGTGTTAAACGACATCATTAATGACACTTTATCGGATACTGCAGAAGACGCTATCTATAAAAAAGAACTTAAAGATAGACAAGCAGACTTAAAACGAGTATTCAAAAACTATATAATTAATCAACCTAATGCAGTTGATTATTCGTCTCTTACTATATTTAATATAGCTGAAAAGACTGAAATAATGAATAGTCGATATGGTGTTGATTTTTACCTTAGGGTTACCAAAACAGAGTATACTGATGGTACTTGGCCTACAGCTACAAAGGTATCAAGTGATGATTTACGAATGTTTACACAAAAAGTAAATTCACTTAGTAGATTGAGTGCAGAAGATAAGCAGACTCTTATACAAAACTTCAAAGGAAATAACATTAGGTCTCGTATAGACGCAGTAAATAAAGTAAATGACTATTATGATAACATTTGGACGTCTAAATACGATGGCAAAACCTATATGCCTATGACTAATGTTAGAAACACTACATTTAACTCTTGGCTTAACTCTATAGGTATAACCATAAAAGAACTTACAAAAGTAGATGGATTAGATGATGATGTTCGTACAAGTATTGAATCCGAGTACGGCAAAGTTACTACTAATACTTTACTTGCATATTATAAAAATTCTTTTGAAATGTTTACACAAAAGGATAGTAATAGTAAACCTGCATTTACGTTTGATTACAATGAAACTGCTAAAGCAGGTAATAAAGTTACTATAACTGAGGTAGGTGTTCAAAAGGCTCGTTATAAATATTCAGACGTTGTACAACATCATCGTAATAGAAAAGATGCATCGCGAGAGTTAGATGTTATAATGTATAAACCATCAGGTGAAGCACCTAAACTAGACATATTTGACAAAAATAAATACTCTGACGATGTTATAAATAGTTTCACTCTTAACTTAGCCATACAAGATGTATCTACTTTGTCACAAGATGTACAAAATGAAATTAAACAAACTTATGGAGCGTTGACTTCTGCAAATGCATATTTGTACATAAACAACAAACTTATGACAGATACTAACGGCAAGTTTGGTTTAGTATTATCAAACAATGGTCAATATGTTGTAGTAGATTTGGCTACATTTGACGATGCTATAACAGATAAGTTCAATGATGTAATTCACAAAATTGCTACTGAAGGTTCTACAGGGTTATGGTATGCACGTGATTTGTTTAAGTCCGAATACTTAAATAGCTTAACCAAAGACACTCAAATATGGATATTTAAGCAACCTGCTAATAAGAAAGAGACTTCATTAGGTCAATTTGACTTAAATAAAAACTCTATTGACATATATTTGTCTAACTTAAATAAAGGTACTACTCAGTCTTATGAGCACGCTTTGAAGGTTACACTATTGCACGAATTTATGCACGCTATACAAGATGGTAATAATTTTGCTAGTGGCGGAGACAGTGACTATTTTTATAGATATAGTGCAAAAGTAAAAAATGCTATCGTCGCAGATGTTGAAAAACATATGCCAGAAGTTAAAAATTATATCAAGGCAAAAAGAGACGAATATCTTGCCAAAGCAGGATTAAGTGTACCTGATGCAGATGTAGTTTCAAAAGTTACAAAAGATGCTTATGACCTTGTAGCTAAAATTATTTATACAGGATTAGGTGGTGAGGCTGATGCATTCGGTCATTCATTTGCAGTTACCTCATTTGCACCTTGGAACTCTCGTGTAAGTAAGAGTAACGATGTTACAATTATTACTCCTTGGGGTAATGAATACAGCAAAGATGGAATAAATACAATCAAAACTACGTCAAATAAATCAACAGCAAAGGTATCGAAACTTGAAGACTTACCTGATGCTCCTAAACCTCAAACCATTCGTGAGACTGTTACCAAAGCAGAGGCAAAAGGTAACAACTTGCAGTATTTGTATAATGCGAAGAAGGCCGAAGGTGCACAAGTAGTTCTTGTAGATAGTCGTGTAAAAACTATGCTTATAAAACTTACTTCTAAAATGGATAGCATAGACCCTGCATTTGCCGAACAAATTAGACAAGGTAAAATTCGTACTAAGTCTGACATTGTAAACTACATTGTAAATGAATTGCCTCGTGACCTTGACGCCAAAACTAATGCAACTATTGCAGCTATAAACGAGTATTGGTATAAAAACTCTAATATCAAAGATGGATATGCTGCAGAAAAAATAATATACAACTTGCCAAAATATTATGCATTCATAAAGGCACTTACTAAACCTGATTTTAGAGAAACACTTGACCAAGTACTTGCACCTTTAGGCGGTGTAGATGAGATATTGTATGGTAAACATAGTATTGATGAAGTAGACGCTTGGATACAAGGTCTTAGTAATGCTACAGCACTTCAATCATTTATGAACAAGGAAATGATTAAGTACTCTGAATATGATGTTGATAGAGGGCTTGCTATGAACTCTTTATTCAACAGATATGATGGTTCTTTGCAATCATTGATGTATACTGCAGCTACTATGAAAACTTACGCAAATCCTCAACTTGATTGGATACGTAAACCAGGAAGAATTAGTCAAAAAGTTACATCACTTGAACAAGATGTAGAAGGTAAACGACAAGGTACTGATAAAACTACCACCATTGCAGATACTGTAGCTGACCAAAGCAGTGACATACTTACAGAACTCGGTACAGAGTTTTTGACAAGTAGTCTTAATGTTAGCCGAGATGAAAAAGTAAGTCAAATATGGGCTGAAATGAAAACTAAATACCTTGAGGGACTTACAAAAGATTCTGACTACAGTAAAGCTTTATTGATGATAAGTGAAGATGGACCTATGTATCAAAAACTTGAAAATATGACAGATGCACAAATTGACAAATTGTACATCTCATATGGTTTTCAAGATGACTTACAAGTAAAACAAAATATCGCAGACAGACTTGCTACTATTGTAAATAAACAAGTTAAGTCAAGAGCAAGACATCAAATTGCAAGTAATATTTATCGTTACGCTAAACAGATAAGGTCTAAACTTACCGGCAAACAGTTCCAATCATTCCTTGAAAATGCTAACAAACTTGCACAAGAACAAGGAATAGAACTTGGTTTTAAGAAAGACGGAAGCTTTAAGATTCCTCGAACTGTTGATGCAGATGGTAAATCTGTTGCAATGCCTTTTGAACAAGTACTTAAACTTGAGTCACTTATGAAAGACTTGTATATGAACATTGGTGAATATACAGTTACTGGAACACAAGAATTTAAGGACGCTCTTGCAAAAGCTGTTAAACGTGTTGAACGTGACTACAAGAAAGAACTTAGAGCTGCTAAAAAGAATAGTCAAAAAACAAGATATATTGAACTTGGTGATATGACTATTAAAACTGCTAACAATACCACTGTTCCTGATACGTTCCGTAAATTGTTAGATGTTCCTTCCGACAAATATACTCCTAGTTTTGTACAATATTTGTCCGATGGTGATACTCAACATGGTGTATCAAATATGCAAATCTTCCAAAAGAATGCAGGTGATATCCTTGCAGCCATGACTACAGATGATGTAAGACAAACAATAGAGTTCCTTAAAAATTCTGCAGCTATTGGTGAAGAGGCAGGAAGATTTACCACTACGGCTATGCAAACATTAACTTATGTTTACGCGGCATACAAAGAAGGTACTCAATTTACTGATTTAACTACTGATGAAATTAGTTGGATTGAATCTTATATGCAAAGTACTGTAAGTGCAGGTGGTAAAGTTCTTTCAACTTGGCGTCAATTGTGCGATAGTTACAATCCTGCTAAATATGCACTAACTCTTGTAAGTAAAATGACAGACCTTGACATTGATGAAGAGTATGTTACAAATCTTGTCAATGTAGGCAGAGAGTTTAACAGACCTATCACAGGTAATGAACTCGACGAAAATGGTAATAAACTTACTGCTAATCAAGTTCGTGAAATTAGATTCCGTAGACTTAATCAAGCATTTAATGAAGCATATGAAAATGCAGTAAGGAATTACAAAGGTACTAAACGTGGATTGTTTGAACAAATGTGGAAATGGCAACGTATGGCGATGCTTAGTTCACCTGGTACTTGGATTCGAAACATTGTATCTAACGAAATGTTGAAAATCACTAATAAAGTTACTCCGGTTATAGGTGAAGGCATTTGGAAAGGACTTAATAAAGCAGAAGAAAAACTCAGTAAAAAACAATTAGGTCCTAAACCTCAACGGTTACTTACAGATGAGCAACGTGCTGATGTACACTATGCTGAAAACTATTTCGGTTATAAACCTAACACTCGTTCTATGACAGAGTTACAGAAAAACTATGATTCAGTTATAGAAGCGTTAGATAGTACAATAGACAGACAGTTAAGATATCGTGATAGTCAACGTCCTAGTGTTGCTCAAAGATATAATGCAGACCTTCTTGCAAATATTCAAAATGTTAGAGAATCAGTAGCTGCTGACTATGCATATCGTAAAGCATTGTTAGAGTATAGAGGAAGTGCTCAAATACAAGGTGTAAGCATTCGTCGTACAATGTTTGACCAGTACCAAATTGTAGGAACTAAAATAACAGACGAGGCTAAAAACTTCATAGCTACCGAATTGTTCACTCAATACGAGATTACAAGAGACAAGAACGGTAAACCTGTTACTATGACCTTGTATGATATGATTGGCGATGCACTCAATAAGTACAGCGACGCAAGATATAAAGTAGGTGAAACTAAGAGTGTTGATAAACAACTTGTAAATCTTATAATTAAAAAGATTCAGTCGCAAGTGTTCAATGACAACTCGTTTAATACTAAACCTCTCAATGAACTGTCAAAGTTATTGTACAAATGTTTAAGCGATGATGCTTGGGTTAAAAAGGCTTTTGTAACATACCTTGGTAAAATACTTACAGAAGATGACGTTAACTTAACAAGAGGTCTTACAACCGACGTTATGGAACGTATATCCGATGCTTATACAATGGCTGCCTGGGATTATATGCATAAAGCTAACTTCTTCAGTAAGATGGAAAATACGTTAAGACAACGTACAGGTGAAGGAGGATTCTTTATCTACAAACAGTTTATGCCATTTGCAGTAGCAGGTTGGAACTGGTTTAAGGAAGGCCTTAACTATACACCTCTCGGTCTTGCTAAAGCTATCATTGATTACGCTAAACTTGATAAAAAGGTTGGAAAAATGGATACGTTGAATGTACAAGGCGAAGGTCCTTCCGGACGTTGGGCATCGTACATTGTAAAACGTAACATAGGCAAAGGCGTCATTGGTACTATAGGTTTTATAATAGGTGCTATGTTGGCTGGCTTTGGTGTTGCTGGTATTGATGAAGACGATGGAAAGATAAAACTTCACGTCGGTGATTTATATATAGATATAAGTAACATCTTTGGTACACAAGGTATATTGCTCGGTATGGTTATGGCTACAGCATTCGCTGACGATAAGACTAATGGCTGGGATAAGTTCATGTCAGTACTGTCTACATCACTCGACCAAATCTTTATGGAAAGTACTATGATGGATTTGTACAGTATATTCCAATATAGTGAAACGTTCGGTGAAGGCTTATTGAATAGTGCAAATAACATCTTGCTTACATTCTATCCTAACATATTCAAATACTTCAACAGAATGACGTATCAACATAAAGTTAAGTATTCATCAGGATTTGTAGGAACTATGCAACGTGACCTTGTACAAATGCTTCCTGGTATAGCTTATGCATTCCCGAAACGTACTGACCCGTATACAGGTGATGTACAATATAAATACTTACCTGGTTTCTGGGGTTGGGCAATAGAATTTTCTAACGGCTTATTGCCAATTAGATTCAAACCTGCACAAGTAAGTGACCTTGAAAAAGAAGCAATAATGCAAGGTGTAAACAAAGTTGAACTTAGAGGTTCATACAAAGACATAGATAAGTTCAACGCTGAACAAACTGCACAACTCAATGAGTTCTATGGAAAACTTAATAAAAAGGACTTGTCAGAGTTATTCTCCGATAAAAAGACTTACAAAGTCCTTGATAGAAAAACAAACAAATATGTTGAGTTAAGGTATTCAAAAATGACAGCTGAACAAAAAAAGAGCGTCATCAATCGAATAATGAATGACAACGCTCAATCAGCAAAGATTTATGTTTATACTAACTCAGGTGGTAAATATTTTACTACCAGTGATACTGAACTAGCAAACCTTAAAAAGTTAGGTATAAGGAATGTTTATAAGAGTACTAAAAAAGAAAGTTACTTTAATTAGTCCTATACCAATTACGTTTAGTAAGTTCAGCGTGTAACCAGTTTAGTTCATTTGTCTCACCGGTAACGGTGATGTAGTCTCCTGATAACGGGCATCTCAATTCGAGGTGCTCGTTATCCATTTCTATAAACCGTAATGATTTTTTAAGACCGTGACACCTTGATTCTATGTGTTTCAAACAGTCGTATTTATTAGTAAATTCATACGGTATGTACGTATCAGTTATAATCGTCATAGTATATCCTCTCTTTTTAATATATAATATTTGATTCTTGATAGATTATTCAAGATTGATTCTAATTATCATCTATTATATATTAAAATCATTCATATTTGAAATTATCGATATATTTTATCTCTTGGCCTTTGATTTGTTTCCACTGAATATCAAGCAAGTCAGCAGTCTTTTGAACATAAAACATATAGTCAAGTTCGTTCTTAATATCCTCAAATTTATAACTGTCAAGTGCTTCGTTCATAAGTCTACAATTATCAGGGATACCAGCCATTTGAGTATAAGATAATCTATCTTTGTACTTTTTAATCTTATATACTTTACCAAGTGACTTATCCTTACTTGCAATAACACGATTACATTTGAAAAGTTCTTCTTCGTGACCGTCGGCGTATCTTTGTACAACTTTACTATAACTAGGACCTTTCTTACAAGTCATAACAAAGTCCATAACATTCTTATCTGCTATAATAGTTTCTACAGGGTCAATACCTTCCAATAAGAACTTTTGAGCTGCCTTTGCACAAACAAATGCATTCAATGAACCTACCATAACATAACCAGGTTTATGATAGTCATCGTTCAACCAGCCACCTTTACGTTTAACTTTAAGTTTTCCATTATCATTTTTAACAAGAAGATAATTGTTAACATCTCGTTGCCATATTTTAACTATATCATCTCTATCCATATTGATACCGGATACTGCAGTCCACTCATTCATACAAGCCTCGACCTTAGGCAAATCAGCACGTCTCACGTATGCAAGTATACCATCAGTATTAGTTTGTATAATCTTAATACTAGGAATAGTTTTAGTCATCTTACAAGCAAGAGCCGTCAAGAATATTTGACCAAGTCTACAAGTTCTTGTACAAAGATGAGGGTCATACAAATCAAGGAACTTATTACCAGATGCACCAAACGTCGTATTAAGAACTAATTTGTCTGCCATTTGATGTTCTTCATCCTCTTTTGTTTTATTAGGTTTATGTTTAATAGCAACACGTTCATCGAAAATATCAATGAATACTTGTCTATCTTCAACGCATCTACTCAAACAATCAAATTGTATCAACATTGACGGATAATATGATGTAGCATCTACGTTAATCAAAGTATACTCGTCATCACTCTCAATATACAAGTTTGTATCAAATACACTGTGAATACCACCGTTACCGTAATCTACTTCATTATCAAACAATTTAACGTGTAAACTATCAGTACTAGTCAATAGTTGTTGTAAGATTTTAGATGGAACATTCTCATAACAATAGTCCCTAATCTTTTTAGGAAGTTCTATCTCAATCTTGTCTGCATCAGCGAATGGACGTCTTTTGGCTTTAAGTGCTATTGCAACCAATCGAGCATTTGTACTAGTTCTACACGTCTTTTCAGGTATATTGAATCTTTTGCCCATAGCAAGCTTAGTCAATGTGTAAGGATGTACAACATCTTTATAAAAGTACATAGCCGCATAAACGTCCTGTTTACAATAATAAATGACGTCGGCAATATCCTCGTCAGTCAAATCTTCTTTGTTGAAGTCTACATCACTTTCAAGAATGTTAAGTCCCATTACGGCTTCTTTTTCTTTAAGAGAACCTTCACCATCGTCCATCAAATCTTGATACACAAAACCGTTTAATTTTTTATTAGCAAATGACTGAAGTCTGATATGTTCTTTTGTACTATATGCACAACCAGGATTGATTATTATATCATTGACGATTTTAACTTGTTCAGGTGTGAATCCTTGATATATAGCATTTGCGATTGCAAGGTCGTATCTTTTAATATTATAACCACAAAGAACATAATCTTCCTCGAAAAACATATTCATAAGGTTATCTCTTGCATTAAAATCGTTACTTGTTACTACTTTGAAGTTATCTTTAAGGTCTATGCTTATATCATTCAAGTCATCTGGCATATCACCAAATACACAGCACCACCAATGAGGAAATACCTCAAAGTCAAAAAATCTCATTTTCATATAATTGCCTCCTTAAAACGGTTTGTAGTCAGGGTCAAATTCCCCTCTTTTGTAGAATATTACTATAGGTGTAGGTCTATCGTCTACAGTCTTGAACTGTGTTTCTACATCGTATAACGCACATATATCTTCTTTGAAACTGAAGTTTGAACATACCTTTTTGTATCCGTTATCTTCACACCAAGCAGAGAATTGTTTATACAATGGATTGCACGCAACATTATGCAAATCTTTAAGACAAATATCATTTTCATACAGCCATTCATTGATTGCACTCTGTCTACGTTTGAATATATTTATAAGTTTTTCTTCACTATAATTAATACGGAAGTGACCTTCTTCTATTGCAACTTTAATACCTTCAACTGCCTTAAACAAGAAGTATTCCATATCAGTGTCATTTACCTTGTTTATAAATAACGGGTCAGGTTTAAGAATCTTTTGGTTAAGTTCAACAAGTATCATTCTTCTGTACAAACCTGATGTCTTATCCATAATTCTCGGCAATCTATTGCAGTTAAACATCAATGTCGCAAAAGGCTTAAATTGTATCGGTTCACGATATATTTGTCTTGCTTCAATTTCATTACCTGCAACTGCAGATTTGAATCGACCTGTGTTTTCAAGCATCTTACCGTCAACAACATCATCGTCAAGGTTAACTAGTTTTGATACCAGTCCTGCAAGATAATAGTCCTTGTCAAAGTTTGCAAGAGCAATATGTGAACAATTCTCATCGCCACCAACCAACATATGGATAAGTTCTTGATATGTCGATTTACCTGTACCACCTTCACCTTGGAAGATAAAGAACTTTTGAAACAAGTTTTTCTTCAATAAGCAATAACCTGCAATTTGATACAAAAATTCCATTTTAATTATATCACCGCCGGTTATTTGTTTCATAAACTCATCTATTCTTGGTGAATAAACAGGGTCAGGATTGTACTCCCACGGAATGTATATTGTATTTATTTCCGTTTTATTTGCTATCTCAACCTCACCTGTCACAAGATTAAGTATACCATTTTTACACGCAATCTTATGCCAATCTTTGTCGAACTCGTCAGGTGATACTTGTGTTTTAACTTTGATAAATTCCATAACCTCAGCTCGTCCTGCCTTAGTTATATTTTTGTTGTATTCAAAGTGTATCATCTTTTCAAGTTCAATAGGGTCCATAGACTTGTAATAGACTCCGTTAAACTTATAAAAATAATCGCCACGTGATATTATATCATACTGTCCTATAATTTCATCAGCCAGCTTGTTATAAACATTCTCTTTTGTTTCTGCAAGAAGTTTCTTATCTACTTTATCACGAGACCTAAGAACCGTCTTAAACAACTCATTGTTAGGCATAGGTTCATCAAACATATTCTCATTTATAATACGAATACATTTCTCAACCTGTTCAGCAGACAACTTTTGACTTTGTTCAAGTTTAGTGCGCCACTTAAACAATGCCTCGTTTCTACCATCACCATTGACCATTCCTATAAAAGAAGGTGTAGTATCTTTAATACAAGGATACATAAAGTATGGAATATCCTCTACATAGTCATTCCATTTACCCCATTCACGATGAGGGTCATTACAAGGTAAAATGATATAACCCGTGTTGTTAGCACGAGTATCAATCATTATGTTTATAGGACATTTAGTGTGACTATCTGACTTAATGCTTTCACTTGGGTCCTTAAACAATATGTGTATACCTCTACTGGTATAATTATAAGAGTATTTAACTTCCCATTTTCTAAGCAATCTTTCAAGGTATTCTTGTGAACGGTCATCATCACCGTTATCAACATCAATCACTACATAACCTTTAGGGACAATCCAACCTATACGATAACCTTCTTCGACAGCTTTACAAGCCTCTTCATAACACAATGGTTTACTTTTCCATTTATTGATTGCCGCTTTTGTATCAAGAGCACTGTCATATTCCCTATCCTTCCATTGTTCTTCATTGTATTTAGGAATCAATGCAAATTGTCCATTAGGATAGATTTTATTAAGTCTTGCTAAATTCTCGTCCATTAAATTGCTCCTTTTATTGACATAAACAAGTCTGCCATTTTCTCTTTATTTTCTACAGCCTTCCAAATGTTAGATTCTACTGTATCATCAAATATGAGTATATCTATTTGTACAGGTTTATCTTGTCCCATACGCCATACTCTATGTAACATTTGATTATACTTAATATAACTATAATCAAGTGTATAAAATATAATTCTGCGACACATTTGCAAGTTAAATGATTCGCATCTTGAACATTGCAAGAATAACAAATTTGCTTTGCCAGACTTAAAGTCGTCGATGTTTTCAGTCCATCTTGAAAGACCAAACTCGTGTTTTAGTTCATTCAAATCTTCTGCAAATCTGTATACAATAACTGTAGGTTCGTCAGTAAGATTGTCATTTAACCAGTCAAGCTTCTTGTTTCTTTCAATGTGCCAAACTTCTCTTTTAGCCTCAACATCATCAGTCAAATACAAGAAACCATTTACGGCTTGATGCAACTTTGTAATTGCTGCAAGTTTAGTCATAGTAGTTTCATAATCACCGACACTCACAACACCTTGTTCAGCTTGCAAATATTCTTTTGTAGGAGTATAAGGCAATC